ATGGCAGAGCGCAAAGACACCATCACCGCCAGCCGGGTCGACTTGATTCTCGCCCTTCTGCCGATCATCTCGCTCAAGGAGGCAGTGCAATCGATGGTCGACAGCGGCGTGCCGGCCGACGTCGCCGCCCGGGTGCTCAACAGCCCGGAACAGCGCCGGCCTATGCAGCTTCCAACATTTCTGGAGTGACGGTGTTCCGGCAGACCTGGCCGAACTCGCTGTGGTAGGTGATGGCCGTGCACTGGCGTTCGCTCATCCAGCCGCCGCGCGCGGCGTAAGCGTCCCGGGCGGCCAGCGTCGAGTGCTGGACCACCGACATGCCGGAGTGCTCCTTTTCCTCGAAATGGTGGCGGTGGCCGGTATGCGCGTACCGGCGCGTGGTGCCGCCCCAGACTTTCGGGAACTGGGCGGCGAACAGCAGCGGCAGCTGATCGTTCTTCTTCAGGTGGCCGTGGTGCCAGGCCAGCATGGTCTCGCCGTGCTGGTAGACGTAGTACGGCAGTTCGGAATCGATCACCTCGACCCGCGGCTCGTTCTCGTACAGCGCCTTGAACATCGCGCGCAGCCAGACCGAGCTGGCGAGATCATGATTACCCTCCGCCATCAGCACGACCACCTTCTCATGCCGCTCGAGCGCGAAGCCGATCACCCGGCGCAGGATCCGGATGGCCGACTGAACCACCTTCGGAAACCGACCGTCCTGGTCCAAGATGTGGCCGGACGTCGGCGTCTTCGCCTCCAGGCCGTCGCTGTGCAAGAAATCGCCCAGCTGCGCCACGATGCCCACGCGCGCCGGCGGACTGGCCTTGACCATGTGTTCGAAGCAGCCGGTAAGCGTACGTTCGGCGATCGCCAGGTCCCAGTCGCCATTAGCTGCCAAGTTCTCGCGGTGCCAGCAGAGCGCGCCCACGTGGCTGTCCGTCAGGGTGTAGACGCTGGCCAACTTGTCGAGCGTCGCACGCGGCGCCTTTGTCGGCCGGGCGCGTGGTAACTCTTCGGCCATCGCCGCGGCGGCGGCGCGCATGAACTCTTCCATCTGCGCCGCGTCCGCCCGGGTCTTCACCCATTGCAGGACCGGCTGGCCGTCTTTGTACAGCGTCGAGGTGCCTTTCAGCATCTGGCCCGGCGCCACCGGGTGCTGCAGGTCGAACTCGGGTGCATAGCCGCGCGCGGCCGCGGCATTCCTCAGGCGCAGCATGGATTCCTGGACCGCGTTCTTGGCAACGCCCAGCTCGCGCGCCGCGGCGCGCATGCTGCCCAGGCGATTGATGACCTCGATGTACTCCGCCTGGCGTGGAGTGGGGTCGAACTCGAGGAGCCTCGGGTCAATGATGGTCTTGCTCATGCATTTCCTTTACTTGGGCCAGGCCTGAACGGTCTTGGCGTGGCGCGCAGCGCAGTCGGCGTACTGGCGCACTAGGTTCATTGCCCAGACCTGCCACACGTCGTAGTCGGGCGATTCGGGTTTCGGGACTTCCGGGCACGGCGCCGCCAGCGCGCTATCGAGCGGTGGCGGCCTGGTTGGCGGCGTCGATGGCGGCGTCGAGGTTGCGCACCCGGACATCGTCAGGGCGGCAATCCACAGGAAGGCGAGGCGCATTGCGCAGCTCCTTGGTGAGCGCCGCAATCTTGGGCGCGAGGGTGGACTGGATGCCGGCGTACTCGGTGGCGGCCTGATGGATCGCTGCGGCGTCGGCCTGCAGAGTGCTGACGGTGGCGGCGGCCTGGGTAGCCTGTTCCTGGGCGTGCTTGGCCTGCAGCTTCGCCACGCCCGCGCCGAGTCGCCAGCCGTTGACAGCCCAGCCGGCGCCGAAGCACAGGACAGCAGCGGCCGCGCCGACGACGGCCGCCAGCTGTAGCTTGTACGGCGCCAGGGCGGCGGCGATCACCGCAGCCCCTTGAGGCACAGTTCGCGCTCACGCTGGCGGCGCTTCGTCAGACCAGCCACCTCGCGGCCGCCGACCTTGTTCCACAGCAGCAGTGCGTCGCAGGCGCCGGCCATGTCGCCGGCGTTGGTCCGGCGTGCCATGCTCGAGCCGCAGAAGGCTGGCACGCCGATGTTGAAGGCCGCGTCGACGAACGCCACCTTCTGGCCATCCGTCAGGCGATCCATGGGCACACACTTGGCGATGCCGGCGGCGTGCCGATCCAGGTCGCGGTCGAGCTGGGCGTCACACTCGGCCGGCGTGTAGATCTTGCCGTCCTGGGCGTTCTCGGTGGCGCCATCGCAGTAGGTCAGTACGCCGCCGATGTCGCGGTAGGTCTTGAGCGCCCTGCCCTCTTGCACCGGCGTGAATGCCAGCAGCGCAGCCGCGGCGCAGGAGCCGACCGCGGCGATTAGGCCGCGGCGCGCCGGCTTCTTCGATTGCTCAGCCATTGGTCACCGCCTTTGCTTTTGCGGCTGCGTGCGCGCGCTGCGCCGAGCGAACCAGGTTGAACACGACGACGGCGACGCCGACGGCCTTGTAGACGTTCGGCGGCAGGTACTGGGCCAGCGCAGGCAGGTTGTCGCTGATCGCGTCGATGATCTGGTCGGCGAACGGGAACGCGGCCAGCAACATGGCGTTGAACCAGACGCCGGCCGACTGCAGCCAGGATTTGAGCCGGGCCATCATTTCGTCACCGTCACCTTGAAGGCCTGCCAGAAGGCCAGGACCAGCCAGCCGATCGCGGCCAGCGCGCCGGCGCCGACCATCTTCGTCAGCGCCTCGCGCACCAGCTTGTTGCGCAGTTCGCGCCATTCGATAACTGACTCGTGGTACCGGCGATGGCCCTCGACGTCGTCGGCAGGAAAGCCAGACAGCAGCCGGGTAATCGCCGCCTCGGATTGCGAGGTCTTGACGTTCAGGGCGTCGATGTTGGCCATCAGCTCGAGCTGGCCGTCGCGCAGCTCGCACAGGACCTGGACCAGCGCCGGGCCGCCGAGGCGCGCCGCTTCTTGTTGCCATTGTGGGTTCATTGGGGCCTTTTCAGTAGGCGTAAAAAAACCCGCCGAAGCGGGTTGGATGGTGGTGCGGTTGCAAGGAGCATCAGCGGTATTCCGGCGGGAGCTGGGAGCGCGCACGCTCAGCCTCATACGAGGCGCGGCAGTGGTCTGCTTGCCAGAAAAAAAGCCCATCGATGATGGGCCTTAGGGTGTTATACGGCCGGACTGCTCGAAGCCGATAAGCCCTCGCGGAAATCGTTTCATCACAGTACCCGCCCAGGATCGCGTTTACCAGCTGGTCGAAAGCAACTGCTACTTCACGCAGTCGGCTCATGGGTTTTCCTTTCAATGCTGGAAGTGACCTGGGCTACCAGGCAATCGCCGCCACTTCGGCGGCATCAGTCGCGTTTCCCAGTGCCACCTTCAGCGCCTCGGATCGATCAAAGTTGGCTGTGCCCTGCGCCGTCATGGCGCGGTACATCGCCTTGAATGCTTCCACGTCAGGCAGAGGGATATAGTCGTTGTCGGCCGTCTTCCATGCCATCGGAAAGCCGTCCGGGAATTTTCCGAACAGCCCGATATGGTTCGCCACGGCGTCGATGTCCGACCTGGACAGCGCGTCGCAATCGATCAGCTTATCGCCGAAGGGGAATGTCGACTGGTTTGCCGCCGAGCGCCACTGGTTTATCTGAGCGTTTTTCCGCCCCTTGAGCTCATCGAGCGGCGCCATCTCCACCCAAACCGGAGCTTCCTGGAATCTCAGCACCGACGTTGACGTGGGCGCCGCACTGAACGCGATGCGCTCTTGCCAGGGGATGAACTCGTGTTCGCTGGTTTCGTCCGGGGGCTGCGCCGCCGGCCCAGCATCCAGCGCGTCGGGCTGGCCGCATGCCCCGATAATGACGCCATCCGATTTTCTCTTGATGAGGAATTGAGTCATGAGAAGGAGACCGTGGTGTCTACGTTGATTGTTTTGACGATGTTGCCGCCAACGTCAGAGACGATGCAGGTCAGCGTGAAAATCTGGTCCCACACCAGGTTATTGCCGGTGACAGTGAGAACAACTTGCTGCGCGTTGGTCGCACTCAGCCAGCAGTTGACGCCGGCAGTGTTGGAGACCGACCAGCTATAGGTGTAATTTCCAGAGCCATTGACTGGCAGCGCCTTGTACGTTCCTGCATACGACGATCCACTGGTGGACTTCGATACGGTGTATGAGTAAGCGCCAGTGGTGTCGACCAGCGTCGCGCTGAAGCTGCTTGCCACCCCCACGTTGACGAGCTGAATCTGCTGAGACGCTGACGGATCAAAAAGGATCTTCGCGCCGCCCGGCGCGACCATGCTCATCTTCGGCACGCCGTTGACCATACCCTGCCAGATGCCGGCATCGCTGTTGTAGCCAGTTGCCTGGGTCGCCAGCGAAACCCCAACTCGCACCGCGCCGAAGGTACCGGTTGAGCCGCTGAGGTCGCCAGCGACGGCAATCGCGCCGGTGGCGCCGTTGACCGTGATCGTTGGCGCGCCAGCGGAGTTGTATGCCACAAGGCCGTAAGATGTGAAGCCCAGGCCATAGCCGCTAACCCGCTGCCCGCTGCCGTCCGTAACCAGCGACCCAACCGTCAGCGCGGCGCCACCCGACATTAAGTTCTGCGCATTTGAGCGAAGGCGCTGCGCAAGACCGAGGGTCGGGTCGTTGACCGCGGCAAGCGCCGCCACCCCGGCGGAAACGTCGGACATCGGCGCAAACCGGATATTCGTCATCGTCGCGCCGGGCGTCGAGAACGAACTGTCGAAGTACAGCACGGCGGCGGTGGAAAGAGCGACGTCCCGCATCTGCAGGCCATTTCGCGTGCAGCGCAATCTCGACCCGTTATAGGTGATCTCCAGCACATCGCCGTCACTCATTGAGCCGAGCGAGGCGACGAGGCTTCCGCTCTCCCAGTATTCAACGGTGCCGCCACCTGGGATGTGCAGCGCGTAGTCGAGCGACGTGTAGCTGCCGTCGGCCGCCGGATCGCTGTTCAGGCCGAAGAACATGTCGTAGCCAGTGGCCTTGGGGATAGTCACCTTCGCCGTGACTCCGCCGGCGTACCCTTCCTTGCTGTAGACGTCCGAGTTCCAGCCTGCAGCGCTGCCGAGCGCCTTCGTCGCCGTGTTGCCGAGCACGGTGCATGCGCCGCGCGCGATCAAGTTCATATCGGCCGCTGCGGTGGCGGCATTTTGAGCGGCAGTGATAGATGGCACTAGAGCGCTATTCAGCGTGCCCGGCGCTGCATAGGCCGGATCAAGTGCTGAGCCGGCGGCCAGGATGACGCCGCCCTGCGTATCCTTGATGCTGAGCCCGCGCGTATCGATCTTGTCGGCCGCCACGGTGTTCTTCACCAGCAAGCTACCGTTGATGACCTGCGCCACCGGGATCCAGGCGCTGCCGTTCCAGTAACGGGTGCTGGCAAATCCCGCGGCCTGGTTGTAGAGCGTCACGACGTCGAGCATCTGCGGCACGCCGTAGCCAGTCTGCGCAATCGCGGCGGTTGCCTCGCTGTCCGACCACACGCTGCCGGCGGTGCCGGCCGAGATGTCGACGGTGCCGCGCTGGCCCGGCTGGCCCGGGTTACCGGGGACGCCTTGCCCGCCCTTGAATCTCGACCAGGTGTAGTCGGCCTTGTTGGTCGATTCCGTGGCGGTCACCTTGTTCACGGCGATGCCAATGTACACGGTCGAATCGGTCGGGACGTCATACAGACCAGTACCGTCCGGCACGTCGGCATACTTGATCCACGTGTAGTAGGTCGTCCCGTCCTTTCCCGGCTGGCCCGGCACGCCCTGCCCGCCCTGATTCAGGGACCACGTGTAGTCCGCTGGGTTCTCGCTCTCGACCGGGGTGGTCTTGTTGTACGCGAAGCCGATGTACGCCTTGTTTGTCGGATCGTCGCTCAGGCCAGCGCCAGCGGCGGAATCCCCATACTTGATCCAGGTGTACAGCGCCGGCCCGGGCACGCCCTGATCGCCTTTGAACCGCGACCACACATAGTCGGCTGGATTGTTCGACTCGGTTGCCGTGGTCTTGTTGACCGAAATGCCGATGTAGAGTGTGTTCGCGGTCGGCAGATCATACATACCGTCGCCGTTCGCGTAGTCCGCGTATTTGATCCAGGTGTAGAGTTGCGCGCCGTCTTCTCCCGGCGGCCCGGGCTGCCCATCCGTGCCTTTGATCAGGGACCAGGTGTAATCGGAGGCGATGGTCGACTCGATCGGCGACGGCTTGTTGTACGCCAGGCCGATGTAGGCTTTCCCGGTTGGGTCGTCGCTCAGGCCGGCGCCGGCCGCCGAGTCCGCATACTTGATCCAGGTGTAGGTAGTCGAGCCATCCACGCCGTCCTGCACTTTCGTGATCGTGCACGGCTTGGTGTATGTGCGGCCGTTGACGGTCGCACTCGCGATAACGGTGACGCTCGATCCGGTCATCGCGGCGCCTACGACGGTGACCGACTTCGCGGTAGGGCTGCTCAGTGGCGCACCTGTGGCGTTGAACGTCAGCGGCGCATCCAGATCGATCAGCGTTGCCGTGAAGGTGATCGACTCCGGCGTGATCGAGCCGTCGGCATTTGCCTTAAACAGCGGCGCCGACGGCAGCAGCTGGATGTCGGCGGTCGGTAGGTTGACCGTGCGCGCCGCCGCAGCCTGCAGCGTCGTGTCGATGAAATTGACTACAGTAGCCATGAGGCTCCTTCAGATTGACCGGACAGTGACTTTTGATCCATAGCGCTCGGCGGCCTGCAGCGCCACCTCAGAATCGCCCATACGCTTCCCGAGGACGGTATGCGCACGCTCCGCATCGAGATCAGGGTCGCCGGTGCGCACGCTCACAAAGATCGGGTATGCCCGGCTGGCGCGCAGGATGCTGGCGAGCCGCGCGCGATCCGCCTGGGTCAGCGCACTCATCTCGATCGAGACCTCTTTACTTATCGTCGAGGCACGGCTCAGCAGGTCCCCGGCAGCGGTGCTATAGTGCGCCGTCGCATCCACATCCGTCGCCGAGACGGACGTCAATCCATACGGCGGCGACCAATACCGGCCGATCACCAGCTTGGACGCTTCGATGTACCCTTGCGCGTTGCCGGTGTCGACTAGGTCGATGGCGAAGGCGCGGAACTGCGTCTCGGGGAACCATGTGCGCGCGAAGGTGCCGCCGCCGTAGGCATAAGCGCTTGCCGATTGCGCAGCCGTCCAGCCCTCCAACTGGATCGCCGGCGCCGGGCACGCTAGCGCGACGCCGGTGTCGCAGTCGTAGCTCTGCCAGGTATCGATGTAGCCTGCCGGTCGCACGCCCTGCGTCGCCCCGCTGGGGAAATACGAGGATAGCGAACCGCTTTCGACCTGCGCGCCGAAGATGTGCACCACGTCGCCGGCGCTCGCCGAGTCCGGGGCATCGACGCGGACTCGGTAGCTGCCGCCGGTGGCGACGGTGCAGGTGGCAGCGTAGCGCACCCATCCGGCGCCCAGCGGCCGGGCATCCACCGCCGAGGCGAAGCCGCCCAGCCCACCGATGTTCCAGAACCAGACGTTCGGTGCCTTGCCGACGCTGCCACCGACGCCCTTCAAGAAAATCGAGAAGGTGTAGGTCCCGGGCGACAGGGTCAGCGTCTTGTCGAAATACGGATCTGAGCCAGTCGCCGCGATGGCGAACGCGTTGTTCGAACCATCCGGCGCCGAGACGCCGCCCGACAGGTTCAGGCCGACCTTTTCCCAGCTGCCGTCGCCGAAGGCCTCGCTGTAGGTGATCAGGTTGGTCTTGCTCACCTCGTTCGACAAGCGGACGCGCATCGTGGTCGCTGGCGAGAAGTTGCCGAGCAGCGCAACTCCAGACGCCAGTTCGGGCGCCGGCAGCGCGCCGCCGATCCGGGCCGCCGTGCTGGTGGCGCGCCAGACGTCACTCTTCTTGTCCGACACCAAGTTAGCGGCGACGAGCAGGCCGTCGGTGCTGCTGGCGATCAGTCCGGGCGTGACGCGGCGCGCCGCGTTGCTGGCGATGATCCTCAGATTTCCCATGGGTTCCTTAAATCGTGACTTCTGCCGTGACGGCGTAGGTGCCGAAATTCGTCGTCAGGCTGGTGACCAGGCCGGGCTTACCAGCGTCCAGGCCAAAGCGGTCGCTAAACAGGTTGCGCGCCTCGCCTAGCTCGACCAGCATGCCGGCCGGCGTCAGTTCGACGCGGTATGTTGCGCGCGGCACTTTGACGATCGCCAGGCGACGCTCGGCTTCTGCCCTTGCGTCGGCCGGCGTCAGCAGGCATGTGTCGATCGGAGCAGGGTCGGTGTACTGGCTGTATGTCGCCTGCGTCGCCGCGTCGACCGCGGTATAGGTCTGCCACTCGGTCGCGAACATCTGCTTGTGCTCGGCCGGCAGCGAGGTCTGAAGATTCGGCTGGGCCGTGTAGTTGCGGCAAAACCGGATCTGCACCGCGGCCGCCGGCGTCGTCCGCGCTACCGGCACCAGCGAGTCTTGGACCTGCATCGAGCGCGGAATGCTCAGCGTTGCCGACGTCGGGATCGCATACTGGATCAGACGCAGCTTGCCGAGCATCGAGGGGATCACCTGGGCGCCCTTGCTCGACGCCAGCTGCGCCGCCGCGGTCAGAACGTTGGTCCGGTCGAGGATAGCCAAGCCGACCGGCTGCTGGTTCGCGGCATCGAACAGGGCCAGGTTTGCCGCGTCGAGGTCGCTCGCCACCATCCGGGTCGATTCCTTGCCGTACTGCGTGGCGAGGAGCTGGACCAGCTGGGCAATGCGGTTGCGGTATATGCCGCCGGCCTTATCGCCCTGGACGCTGCAGGTCACGGCACCCGGGCCAACCGCGGTGTTGAAGGCGAACCGGCTGTTGGTCGGATCGTCCGTCACGTCCGGCGAGCGCTTCTTGCCATCGGTGCGCGGCTCGATCAGGCCCTCTGCCGGGCCGCAGTGGTAGTAATACCGCCCGGTCACCGAGTCGTATTTTGGCGTCATGTTGGGCACTTCGCCGAGCGCGACCGGATACAGGGTGCCGTCCGCGAACTTCGCTTCCGATACCGGGGTATTCAGCCGCTGCAGCGCGTCCCGGAACTTCAGGACGAGCGTCGTGCGGTCGGTGCCGTAGGCGATGTCCGCCAGGTTGCCGACGAAGGACAGGCGGAAATCCCCCTCATCCCACCGGACATCGCCGACGTAGACCTCGACCCGCTGGTTTGCCCACACATCGGTGAACCAGGAATCGAGCTCCCCGCCGACGTTCCAGACTTCGACGTCGCCAGCCGACAGCTTGGCATCGCCATCGATCGAGATTGACCTGCTGATCTCGAGGTCCTTGGCGATCACGGCGGAATACGGCGCCGCGGCCGACCCGGTGAAAGGTCGGTTCGACAGCCGGCGCGTCACCTGCGCCCCGCCACTCAGGCAGCCGACGCGGTAAAGAGTCACGCGCTGCGCGGTCGAGTCTTCGAGCCACGCAGCGTATTGCGCATCAGAGATTGTCATTCCAAGGTAACTTTCTGATTGCTGGCAATGACCCGCGCAAGCAGGCTCATCCCAGAAACGATGGTTTGTGCGTTCTGCTGCTGCGCCTCAGCGTTGGAGGCGATGGTCTCGCCGGTCTGCACCTGCTGGTCCTTCCGCAGGCCGGCAACCTCCTGCTGTTGCTTGTCGCTGTTTTCCTTAAGCAACTTCACAGCGCTAGACAGGATCGACAGTGCATTGCTCAGCACGAAACCCGACTGGATCGGCGCAGGACTGGTGTTCTGCGCGATCGTGTCGAGGATCTTGTTGGCTGCAGTCAGCGTGTTGTTCATGCCCTGCAGGGCCAGCGTCTGCGAGTTCATCGAATTCAGCTGGGCCTGCGCCGCGTCGATTTGACCCGTCGCCCACGAAGCTGCCGCCGCCGCATCCTGCCGGCCTTGCGAGAAGTCGGCTTGATACTGCGTGTCGCCGGCATTGAGCTTTTGCGAGGCCGTCAGCCATGCAGTCAGGGCATCCGAAAACTTGCCCTGCGCCGTAGTGTCGCCACCCATCGCCGCCGCACGGATCTTCTCGTACTGGCTTTTCAGCTCAGCCTCTTGCGCCTCAGGCGTGAGCACCGACAGGCTGCCCACCGACAGACTGTCGGACAGCGATAGGACCGAATCGCGGAAGGTCTTCAGGCTGCCCGAGGTGTCCGCCAACTTCTGCGCCGTCTGGACCATATCGAACAGCGGCCGGTTGGCCTCGGCAAGTGCATCCCGCTGCTTCTTCAGCAACTGGGTCGAGGTCATCGTCAGCTGGTCGAGCTGGTCCTGCAGGCTCGCCCGCTCCGACGCGATGTCCGACTCGGTCCGAGTCAGAACCTCAGTGGCGGCGTGCACCTGGGCGAAGGCATCCGCCAGCTGCATCATCGACGTGAACTGCTTTGCCCCGGCTTCGGTCGTAAGGTCCAGCGAAGCGACCACCCGCTTGAACTCGTCGCGCGTGGTGACCGATGCCAGGCCCAGGCTCGACATCGCCTCGTCCACCGCCTTCTTTACCGGCGCCAGCTTTTCCTGTTCGGTCAGGTAGTTCTGCGCGTAGCTCGATGCCCACGACGTCAGGTTCGACGCACTGCCGGCCAGATCGATCAGGCGCTCGCGCGCTGCTACTGACGCGAGGCCGGCCGACCCGAATGCTTCCACCGCGGTCTTGCCCAGCAACTGGGCCATCTGCGTGGTCGCGGTGAAGTCGCCCGCCAGGCGCTCGAGCGTGCTGGATGCGGTCTCGCCCGACTTCGTGAACTGGGCAATGTTCGGCACCAACCGCGTAGCCAGCTCGTCACCGACGCTGCTCAGCAGCTTGGTAACGCCGTCCTCGATCTTCCCGTCTTTGCCCAGGTCGATGTTGAAGGACTTGGTGTAGCTAGCAATCGAGCTGGCGTCGGCGCCCAGGCTCGTGGCGAAGCTCGAAGACACTGCCTTGATCTGATCGAGCCCGTTGCTGATTGCAGCAAGCGCGTCGGTCGACAGCGACTTGCTGTCGGTGCCGTTCTTGTCCGATCGGAACCAGCCACCGTCCTCGTGCCACTTCGCATAGCTGGACGCCGTCAGGCCATTGGCAGTGATGCTGCCGCTGAGCCCTGTAGTCTGGGTTTCCTTCGGACCCATGCCGAAAGCGCGGTTGATGAGCCCTGACACGCCGCCCACGATAGCGCCGGCGATCGGGCTGAAATACGAAGCGACCGCCGTGGCAATTTGCTCCGTCTTCATGAGTCCCGACCCGGTCTGGTACTTTCCGGAAATGGCACTATTCAGCGTGGAGCCCGCCATGTAGCCAGCCGCCATCGTTCCGATCTGCCCCGCCGCACTGGCGAGCGGCGTTAGCGCCTGGCCCGACGCTGTAGCCAAACCAGAAGACCCCAGCGGCGCATAGCCCATTGACGTCATCGCGGTTTGCACGCCGCCGGCAATCGAATCACCGATCGAAGCGAAGCCACCGCTGATGGCCTTGTAGGCGGCCGATGCCGCATTGGCGGCGCCGATCAGCGGATTGGAGCTGATCGAGCCCGCAGCAGAACCGACCCCATCGCCAAGACCGGGAATGGACGCGCCGGAAGAAGTAAAGGCGGCCCGGATGTCCAGGTAGATCGGCTTCAAAGCCATCTGCCACAGCCACTCATACAGACCATTCTTCAGGGCCTGCTTCGCCCGGTCGGCGGCCGACTTCGCCCCGTTCTCGATGCTCAGGAACGTGTCGTGCGCAGCAGCTTCAATGCCATCCCAGGTTTTCTTTTGCTCGTCCAAAAATGGCTTTGCCGACTGGTTGGCATACCACTCGTCGAAATTCATCTGCAGCTGCTTTTGCGCCAGCGTGCCGTCGCCGGCATTCTTAATGCGCTCCTGCCAAACCTCGGAATCGATCGCCAGTTCGGCCGCGGCGCGCGCCTTGACGTCAGCGATGTACTGCAGGTTGAATTTCTTGTTTTGGTCGTCCAGTTGGGCAGCGTATTGCAGCGCCTTCGTCTGACCTAAGGCGCTTTGCTCGAGCGCTACTCGGGCGTCCTTCGCGGCTCGAAACTGTGCCTCTTGCTCCTGGGTCATGCCCTTGAGCCGCTGCACAGCGAGTTCCTTTTCCAGGTCGGCCTCTGCCTTAATCGCAATCATTGCCAACTGGCGTGCGTCGGCGGTCTTGCCATACATCTCATACTCAATGGCGAGTGCGGCAGTTTGCTGCGCACGGGCGATCGTACTTTCAGTGACGTATTTCGCAACCTCCCGACCAACCTGGTTGGCTTTCAACTCCTTCTCCGAAACGGCCAATTCGTCGAGCTTCGCCTGCACGACTCGCTTGTGCGCATCGGACAGCTTCAGCTTGCCGGCGGCGATCTCCTGGTCGACTTTGATCTGCAGCTTTTGGGACTCGGTGGCATCCTGGCTGACCTTGATCTCAAGCTTGTTCTCTTCGATCTTGGCCTGGATGGCAGCAGTCACGCTGGCGTAAGCGGACTCCTCTTTCTTTGCCGCAGCCTCAGCGGCTTTCGCCGCCGGATCGTTACCGGTCTGGTAGATCAGGTCCTTCGTTTCAGCCGCCGGCTTTACAGCCTCCTTCCCACGCGCAGCGACGCGCGCCAAGAACGCCTTCTCGAACTCCGGCAGCGGTTTGGACAGCAAGTCGCTCAGCGTGTTGTTGGCATCCTCAACAACCTTGTTTCGATCAGAGAACGCTTTCTTGATGTCCGCAAGCGGTGCGCCTCCGGTAGCCAGCTTGTAGCCGACCTTGAAGGGATTCGAATTCTCTTGAACAGTCGACATCAAGTTGATGTCAGCTCTGACCGCCTTCAGGCTGTTCCAGACGATTGAAATGCTGCGGCCAAGGATGGCTGCTGCGTCAGCTGCTTGCGCGATTGCCTGCGCAATTTCGTCGGCCCACTTTTTCGTGTCCGGTTTGCCAAGATCCTTCTGTCCGTTGTAGACGTCCAAAAATGCGCCGGCCAGATCACCGAGCGCCGGCAACGCGTCGATGGTAACGGTCGTGAATAGTTCCTTGAGCCGGAGTTTCATCCACCCCATCTGATCCTGGAATGCGGCGCCGGCCGATGCGGCATCCGCCGAGACGGCCCCTACCTTGTCGTAGTTTTCGGCGAGGTCGTTCAGGAACGGCAGCATGTCGGCGCCAGACTTCCCAACTAGGTCGGTGATGAGTGCGACCTTGGCGGCGCCGTCGCTGTAGCCCTGCAGCTTCTTCGCGACGTCAACCAGCACTTCGACAGGATCGCGCAACTTGCCGGATGCATCTTTCGAAGACAAGCCCAGTGCGCCGAGCGCCTTCTGCGTCTTATTCGATTCATCGTCAACGGTGGCCATGCCCTTGGCGAGCTTATTGAGCGCACTGCTCACCCCATCCATACCATTGCCGAAAACGGCGTCCACTTTCTGGATCTTGGAAAGGCTCTCGACGCTCGCGCCGGTTTTCTGGGCCATATCGTCTAGCTGGCCGAGATCGTCAAGCGATTTATTGATCATTACAGCAAGGCTAGCCACCGTGGCGGCTGCCGTAGCAGCTACAGCAAGCAGCCCAGCCTTTGCTTTACCGGCCAGATCACTAAGCTTACCGAAAGCTCCCTCGCCAGCAGTCTCAGCTTCACGCAACCTTGCGATCATCGGGCCGGCAGCGTCGGTCACACCCAATTGGGCTGCGCGCAGCTCGGCAAGCTGGGAAGCACTCTTTCCAATCCCCTCGGTTCGAGACCTTAGGTCAGCGAGAAATTTAGTCGACTCGTCGAGCTGGCGAGTAGCATCAGCGGCCTCAGATGCCTTCCGCTTCGCCTCATCCAGCTGAGTTAGCAGCGGCCTGAGAGCATCGACGTTCACGCCGCGCACCTGAGCCAAGGCGGCGTAGTTCTCGGCCGTGCCCTTGGCGCCGGCGGCCAACGCGGTTTGCGCCTGGATAGCACGCTGAATCGAGTCGGCCATGCTCTTGGTAGCGCGGTCGACGCGCGTTGCGGCTGCGCCAGCGCTGTCGCCCATCCCATTCAAACCCGAGCCTCGGCCAATATCCTCGATTACCTTGCTGGTGGTCTTGGCAGTTGCGCCCAGGCTGTCGAGATTTTTTCCGGTCTTTTCGGCTGCCTCGTCAACCGGTCGGAAGTCGACCCCTTTACCGGCCTCCTCGATGACTTTGGCAGTTGTCTTCGCGGTTGCGCCGAGGTTTTCGAGATTCTTACCAGTCTTGGCAACTGCATCGTCGACAGGGCGCAAGCCGGCCTCTACGCCAGTAGCATCTGCGACCACCTTGATTGTTGCTGTGTTGACGATATCGGACATGGCGCACCTATGAAAAAGCCGCGCTGTGGCGGCTTTGTTAATGCTGTGTTATTCGCGAGCACTGCGCTGGGCGCGCTCTTCAATCTGCTCGTGCATGACTTGCAGTGCCGCCGCCTCCATAATCTGAAGGTCTTGGTCGAGCTGGTCATATTCCGCCGGCGCCAGGCCCATGCGATCCATGCGGTGATAGGCCACCACGAAGTTGAGTCCAACCGGGCCGCCCATCCCGACCTGCCATTGCGTGCGCAGGCTGCGGAACAGGCTGAAAGCCCGTTCGGTTTGCGGCCACACCTCGATCGACGTTGCGACGTCCTGACGCGTCAGGCCGGCCACCTCGAGTTCTTCGTCGGTCGGCTCGGGCGTGTAGAGAGCCGTCGCAACGTCGATCAGTTTTTTGCGCGGGCGCCGGTCAGCTCGTCGACATAGGTGTTGAGGACCGAGCGGGCCGAGCCGATGTATTTCTTGGTCAGCTTCTCGACGCTCTGCTTGTCGAAAGCCTCATCCAGATCCCAGTCGACCGCGATGTCCATCAGGATGTCGACGTCCGAGCGCCCTTCCAGCTTCTCGGTGAAGTCCTTGAATTCATCCGCATCGCGGTACTTGAACTTGAATTCGATTTCGGCCTTCCGGCCACCCGGGACGTGGATCGGGGCCTTGGCTTTGAAGGTCGGGTTCGGATCGAGGGAAATTTTCGCCATGATTTTTTGTCTTTCAGGAGGGAATAAAAAGACCGCGAGGAGCTACCCCGCGGCGGAAAGGCCAACGCCGACCAGGCGCCGGCTGGCAAAGCAGATGCGGCTTAGTAGCGGACGACCTTGTTCTGCAGCGAGAAGGTGGCCTTGACCGCCATGACGTTGCCCTTGCTCAGGCTGGGGCTTTCGTTGAACGAGCAGTAGCCGGCGTACAGCAGCACGCCGCCATTCGGCAGCACGCCGCGCAGACAGGTCAGCTTCACGCCATCCGAGATGGCCTTGAGGGCTGCGTGGTGCGCCGCGGTCGGCTCGTCAGCGATCGTCAGCGCGACGGTCGTCGACGTAAAGCCGTCCGGCAGCGAGACAGGCATGTCGGTATCCAGCAGCGGCACCTCGGCGAATTTGCCGTCGCCGCCTGAGATATCGGCTGCGGTGACCTTCACGATCGGCACCCAGGTGGTGACCTTGCGCACCGAGCCGGCGCCGGCACCGGCCGGGAACAGCGAAGTGTCGGTGGTGTCCAGGCCTTCGATGGTGAATCCGGTGCCGGAGACGGCTTTCACGCGGAACACGCGGCCATTGGCCTTGCTCCAGCCGCCGGTGTATTCGACGAAGTCGCCGTTGGCGAAGGTGTTGGTTGCCGTGCACACGGACTCCGAAGCGTTGGTCGCTGCCGTGATGTTGACGGCGGCGGCGAAAGCACTCGCCACGGCGAACGCGATGTTGTTGGGCAGTTGCATTTGGGCCTTTCAGATGGAAAAAAGCCCGGAAGCCGGGCATGAAAAAAGGCCGCCGGATTGCTCAGGCGGCCTGGTGATGGGGTAAAACGATCAGCAGAACAGGTAAAAGTCCTGCATCGTGCCGCGATAATTGGTGGCTTCGTCCAGGATATCGATCGGGATCGTCAAGACTTCAGGCTGCAGGTCGACGGCGGCGCGGAGCGAATCCTCCACCTGCTCCGCGATCTCGGCGGCCTCAATGGTCGACTCCGACCAGACCTTGACCTGCACGCGGCGCTGTCTCTTCTCGGGCTTCTCGCCGCTCACGAACTCCTGCACGGCGCCACCCACCACCTGGAAGACGATGTAAGGCGGCGGCGTACCCTCTGGGGCCGTGAGCGGAAACACCTTGTCGCCGGCCAAGCCGCGCAGGGCCTCGCGCACTTCGATGTGGACGCTCATCGTGTGGCATTCCTTATCAATTGCTGTTTGAGCGTCAGCGACATGGCGTTCACCGCGTCGCTTTTCCTGCTGTCGTATGCAGGGCGCATGAACGGATAAGCCGGCGCGCTGGCAGTGCCATATTCAAGCTCGGCGGCTTTCCGGTGCGCGGCCCAGCCGATTTTGTTGCCGCGCTTGCCGATCTTGGTGTTCTTGGGCACGAACTTGTGACCCTCCTCGACGAAGCGCCAGTAAAACGCATCACCGCCACCGTAGCCGCCCTTCCGGACGGTAACCAGATAGGCCTGCCGCTGAGCGCCGTCGGAATCCTCCGGCAGGTGCTTCATGATGATGTTGCGGTGGATCGTCCAGGTCTTGGCATGCGATGCCGCGTTGTGCTTCGCCTCCTCGCGGAAAATCTCGGCGCCGGAAACACCCATGGCGCGCAGCACACCTTCATCCGGCGTGATTTGGCCGATAGTTTCCTGCACCGCGCGCAACAGGTCCGTGGTATCGAAGCCGATCATTTGACGCTCTCGCAGACCAGAAACATCTTCCGGCGGTCCTTCGAATCCGGCACAGCCGACTTGATCTCGTACTCGACGCCCAGGTACCGCGCGCGCCAGGACTCGTTGACGGCCGGGTCGTAGTTGGCCCGGATCGAACAGCGCTTGATCACCACCTCGGTATTCGCGCGCATTGTCTCTGCACCGGTTTGAAAGAGCACGTCACCCCAGCGCTCGCCGACCAGCTCGAACCCGCGCTCCCGCTGACCGGCAGCGTCACGCGCCGTGTTCGGCTGCAGCAAGGTGAATCGGTGGTTCATCGTCATGCGTAGTAGACCTCCGACCACAACAGCCGCCTGATGTATTCGTTCTTGGGCTGGCCGCCGGTTTCGAAATGCTCCTGTACGCGCGCCAGGATGAAGCCGGAGATGCCGTCGGGCACCGCAGCGGCATTTGCGCCATAACCGCAGCGGAAACGCACTTCGACGGCGCCGATCATGTCGGCCGTCGCCGGCCAGGCGCGCCCGGGCTTGAGCACGACGTAGCCCGGATCCGACTTGGCGTCGGCCTGGTAGTCGGCCGGGTCGAGCGTCCGCTGTTCGCCGTTGACGTCGTAGAACTTGACCCAGTCGACGGCGAGTAGCGGCGGCTTATACAGCTTGATCGAGCGCTCTGCCGGAAAGGCATCGAGCGTCAGCTCCCAGGTCTGCTCCATGATGAGCCGGTTCGTTTCGGTCTCGGCTTCCGCAGTGTAGGTCCGGATCGCGCGCACGATGTCGGCGTCAAGCGCCGAAATGCCGTCCGCCCCGACGTCGGCGCGCGCGTTCGATTGCGCCTCCTGCATCGATACGGCCAAAGCGGTCGGGCGCACCACAATCTTGAAGGTCATCGGGCGCTCCCTTGAGTTGCAGGCGGCCGGCCTCCGATCGGCAGTGCACCGCTTGTCGCAGGCGCGCCGACGTATTCGACCGGATCAGCCGGGTCGGCCGGCTGCGGAGGGATCTTCGTCCCGCCCTCAGTCCGGACGTGCGCAGCCAGGAGGTCAGCAGCGTTGATCATCAGTGGTCCTCTCTGGTGAAGTAAATCGAGCGGTAAATTTTTTCGCCGTTAGCGAAGTTGACCGGCAAGCCGCACGAGTTGACCGTGTCGCCTGCAGCCAGGCCACCGAATTTCATGACGACCTGCGATCCCTGAATGCTCGGCCCCGAGAGCGCGGTCATGCCGACGACGATGGGCGTGCCCACCGATGCCAACGTGGTATTCGCACTGAGCGCCAGGTCGGCAGCGAAGTCGAACGCGTAGAACCGCTGGTCGTCTGGATCCTTGCCAAATACCCACAGGCGGTCTTCCACTGCCGTCAGGAGGATGGTCCGATCGAACACCTCGCCATTCGCGCAGGTCACGCGGAATGTGAAGGAGGCCGACCCAGAACTCATCGCGCCCAGCTTGACAAGGCCGAGCGCGCCCTGGAGCGACGGGCCCTCGAGAACAACCACGGCGGCCGACACTGGTACGACCGACACCGTCGTCGTCGCGGCGTCCGTCAGGTCTTTGGTGAAGTCGCCGACAAACCACAGCTCGTCCAATGCGCCTTTCGTCAAAGACACCGGCCGCGTCGTATTGAACACGGCTGCACGCGGATTTGCTGCGAACTTCGCGGTTCGTGATGCCGGCACAGTTACCACCCCTGGGATTGTTCCACCTGAAGAGCCGCCAATCGCCGCCCCTGGCGCCATCGCGCTCGATGCGACGAGCACCGCGCCGTTCGCCATGGCCGACCGGGACCCGGACGCCGATCCTGGCGACATGCTGCTGGTCGCAATCAGCTGCGCACCGCTGGCGATGCCGGCCGCCGCGCCGACTGCAGCGCCGCCAACCACGCTGCTCGTCGCCACCAGGCTCGCACCCGGCGCCGTCGCATTCTGACTCGCTGTTGCGGCCGCTATCGCCCCGATCGGGGTAACTCCAATGGGCGAGTATCCGATCATGGCTTAAGACGCTGCCGCGACAGTAAAGTTGGAGAAACTGATGGTTGGCGTGACGCCGTCACCAGCATGCTGACTGTCCCCTTCGTCGTAGGCGTAGACGCCGACTTCGCCAGACACAGGCGGCAAATTAGCATCCGCATGAGCATCGCCTCGCGCCTGAACTTTCGTATCGGACCAAGTGTTGTCGTACTTGAGCCACTTCTGGTCGGACACCCGCTGAATATAAATGTCGACCTGATGCTGGCTCGCGCTCGACGATTTGACATTGAACTCGATGTCGTAGTCGGTTGCCGTAGCGAGGTTGGCGCCTGCGTTCATTTCTTGGCTGATATTGCTCTGCACGCCACCAACGGACTTCAGCGACTTGACCGCTGCGCCGCCGCTCTGGTTGAGCGCGATGTCCATCCCGATGAAATTCTTGACGCCGCTGTATGGCACCAGGCTGGTACCACGGACCAAGATGGCCGCATGCTGCGTGACGGTCGTATGCGTCGCAAAACGCAGGCGCGCCTTGACCTTGACGTTACCGTTGAAAGCATCGTTGACGGCTTGCTTCGCCGAGGCGATCACGCCAGGAACCGGACCGTTGTACGTGATCGCGCTCGAATCCGTCGAGGCGCCCCATGGCGTGCCGCTCTGCGTGACCCAGCCAGTAGGAGCGGCTGGCGTAACCATGCTGTTGCTGCCCGCTGGGGAGATGACGGCGCCGATAGTGCCGTTGTTCTCCACGAAATCGGTAAAGTTGCGACCGAGGTTCCCGCTGAGGACCATCTGATCGATTGTGGCGCCACTCTCGACAACGACCGGACAGCCAGATACTGCTGATGGCGCATAGAAAATCGAGTTGGCAAGCACCACCTGGCCGACCTTGGAACCCGCGACGAAGTGAATTTGCTTCGTCAGGTAGGTGGCGCCGTTGCTCGGACGGCTGATGTACTTGTCGATCAGTAGCTGGCCAATGTCGGCCTTCTCGCCAATACGAAGCGAGGGGAAAAGTTCGTTGTTGAGCTTGTTCTTGGTGACGCCCTCGAAAATAAACTGCCCAATTTTGCAGTTGAGGTGCACGGCCATCTTGCCCCAGCCGTTCACCGGAACGTTCTCCATTGCAACGTTGCTCAGACGAACGGTTCCGATGTTGCCGGGCCCCGTCTGCTGCGTCTGCGCAGGGTTGAAATTGTCGGCGATGAAAGCATATGCGCCGGTCTTGCCCTTGATGTTGTTGATGCTGACGTTGTCGATGGGCGAACCGCCCGACAGCAGGCGCACGCCGCAAACGTAGGTCTGAAATTCGATGTCATCGATGGTCACATCGGTGATCGGACCATAGGAGCCGTCCAGCGGACCTGGAGTGATCGCGCCCCAGCCATCGTCTGCATTCAGGGCGATGCCGTCGTCGGCGCCGTTGTAGTGGCGTCCGCGCGCGATGCGGATGTGGCTTGCCGGGCCGTTGATGTGGACGCCGTCAGTGCTCACCAGAGTATTGCCGGCGCCGTGGTCGACGGTGTAGCCGTCTACCGTGATGCGAACGCCGTTCGTGACACGGAATGCGAACCCTGCCGGCTTGCGGAATTCGATCTCGCCACCGGTCGAGATGTTCTTGACGCCGTAGAAATCGAATAGCGTAACCTGATCGCCCGCCGTCATCGTGCCGAGGTTGCCGTGCCAGATGCCGCCCTCGAAGCGGATATTTTCGTCGATGATGCCGCCCGGCGATTTCGTCGGGTTGTAGTTACGCCACATGGGAACGTTACTACCTGGCAGCATGACGGCGCCGCAGTTCGGCAGCGCCTTGACGGTCGTATTGCTGCGCGCTCGCAACGTCGAGCCGAGGCTGCCTGCGATGTCCCAGATCAACATGAAAGGACCATTCGCAGCCAGGTCGAGCAGCGTCTGCGCCTTCGCGGCTTGATCCGCGCCGGTTCCTGGCGTCATGCCGAGAGTGCTATCGCTCACGATGGACGAGGAGGCAAACACCACTCGCGTCGATGTGCCGTTTTCCCACTTCGTCAGCGTGGCGCCCAGCGGCGTGCAGATGACCTCTTTGGGGCCGGCGCTGAAGTTGACCAGCGAATTGCCATTCGAACTTGCAGTCGGCGTGCGCGAGAACGTGACGGCAGCGTTGCTCACGGTCGTGATGGTGGCAATGCCGCATTCCCACTCCGCAGAGCCGGCGAGGCCGATCGAATAGGGGAAGGTATCGCCAGCCACGAGGCCAGCGGCCGCCGCGGTGCGATATTCGGACGAAACGGCTGTCGCCGCCATGGTCAGCGAGCCTGTGCCGACGCCGGTCGTTGCAACTCTTACGCGCTCGGGAAATTTCATGCTTTAGGCCGGGGTGTTGATGGTAATGGTGGTCGCGTTCAGGGTGAAGGTGCCTGCACTGGTGGAGACGTCGGCGCCGAAGTCGTCGACGCAGACCAGTTCGTCAGCGGATGCCGCGCCGCCGCGGCGCTTGTAGTACACGGCCTTGCGCGCGGTGATGGTCGAGTTGGCCCAGGCGACTTGCGGGAACGTAACGACCACGCGGTGGTTGGTCGTGTCCTTGGTGAAGGTCGGCACTATGGCCTGGCCGCCGGCGGTGTAGCCGGTGCCACTCACCTCGCTGGTGATGTCCGAGCGCTTGGTGTGCGTGCCTTTGTTCTCGGTATAGCCCGAGCCGACCAGCATCACGTAATAGGTGTCGCCCTTGGTGATGTTGCCGGCCAGGACGTCGTCCAGGTAGCTGTCGTATGCGGTCGAAGACATGGCGGCCTTTCAGGATTCGGTAACCGGGTCGGCATCGGCCGAGCCCAGCGTGATGGTTTTGATTTTCTTGTGCCGCTCGAGCATCACTGCGGTAAAGCCCTTCTCCCGCAGCAGAACGAGCAGCGCACCCCAGGTCTCACGATCTACCGTGCCGATCGCGCCGCCCAGATGGGCGACCTTCCCGTCGAGGCTTTTCACCTGCACGATGGCTCGGTATGGCAGCCGCTTTTCGTAGCCGTCAGGCCGGTCGTATGCACGGACGCTGAAGGTTTCGGGGGTCATCGTCAGGTGGATCATGTGGATCTCCGACAGGGTGTTCGAACGAGCAGAAACCGCCGGCCGGCGCGCACGCGGGCGAGCCAGGCGGCGGTTTCGGGCTTCATGGGTTACTTGGCGCGCGAGCCGCGGCCGGACTTGGGCGGCGTCGGCTGGTCGCCGCCGTCAACCGGCGCCGGCGCATCAGCGTTGAGCGCGCCGAGTTCGGCGGCCGCAGCCTCGAGTTCGGGCGGGCATTCGTCGCCCGGCTGGTACTGCACTGGGTAGATTTTCCCGTCAGGCACACCTTGGAAGTGCTTTGCAAGCTTCATCGCTTTCTCCTAAAACAAAGAGCCCGGTTCTCACCAGGCCCTTTGGGTGGTTGCGATTACGAAGCGGCGATCTTCAGCTTGCGGCCGGCTTCGGCCTGGCGCACGCCACCACCGACGCGTCGACGGGCGCGGAAGACCACCAGGCCATGGTCGGCGCCGGTGGTGTAGTCGGCCTGCAGCGAGACGTTGACGCGATCGACGATCACGTACAGCTTCTTGAAGTCGGCGAAGACGATCGGGAACGAGTTGGCTGCGACGTTCGGCATGTCGGCCATCTCCGCATAGGACGAGCCCAGGATGGTGTTCGGCACACCGTTGGCGATGCCCGGCGCCCACAGGTACTGGTTGTTGGTGTCCTTCAGCTTGCGGACCTTGCCCAGGGTGTTGCGGTTCAGGCCCCAGACGGCGTTGCGCGCATGCGCGGTCTTCAGGTCGTGGTACAGCGAAATCAGGCCGTCGGCGGTCAGATCGGCCGCGGCGCCGCTCAGGGTGAACCCGATGTCGGTGCTGGTCAGGATGCCTTCCATCTGCGCCGAACCGCCGGTGCCGCTGATCGACTCCAGGCCTTCGCGCACGGCGAACTGTTCGGAAGCGTCTTCCTGCAGTTCGGCGAACAGGTCGTAGTCGGCGTCTTCCAGCATCTGCTGGGACACTTCGATGCGGGCGAACATTTCCGGAGCGAAGAACTCCAGCATGCCGTACGCCGGATCGCCGGTGTTGTTGCGCTGCGCGGTTTCGCCGACGCGGGATGCCGAGCCGTTGCCGGTTTTCTTCGGCATCTTCAGGCTGCCGACGCCGATCGAGCGGACGGTCGCGAGCGCACGCATCGGGGTCAGCTCGATCACGTTCTTGATGATCTCTTTCTGCATCTCCGGCGGGGCCAGCAGGTAGCCGGCGCTCGCGTCGTCGGTCTTGATCAGCGCAGCCTGACGCTCGCGAACCATTGCCATGTCGACCGGATCGCGGTCGCCGGACGGCTTGCGCATGACGCGGTTGAACGCTTCCATGTATTCCTGCGCAGCCTTAGCGGCCGGATCGCTGTTGCCGCCCAGGCCGGCGCGGTTGGCGATCTTTTCGATGGCGTCGACCTGATCCTGGATCGCCTTATTCTGCTTTTCGATCAGCGTCAGCTGCTGGCTGTTGGCTTCGTGCTTGTCCAGTGCTGCGTTGATCTTGTCGAGCTTCGCGTCCAGGTCGGCGCTGCGTTTTTGCAGGTTCGCGTCGTTGGTGCGCTTGAACTCGTTGAACGCTTCCATTACTTCTTGTGCGGCGTCTTTATCTGCCATGGTCATTCCTTGATGGTGGAGGTGATGTTTTTGATGTGCTGCGCGATCCGCGAAGCCGCGGCGCGCTGTTCATCCGCAGGGTCCCCACCATCGCGGAGGGGGTTTTCTGGCGGTTCCGGGGAATCGTCGCGATTCACCCGCGGCATCGCGGCTGCGATGCGCTTTGCTTGCGCGTTCGAGAGCCCTTCTCCGTCGCGGAGGAAGGCTTCAAACTCGCGAATTTCCGGCCCACTAGCGGACGCCAGCAGGTTCTGAGGGGTATTCTTGAAGTGGTTCAGCATCGCCGAGGCGGCGGCCTTTTTCTTCTTGGCCGGCACGACGACGTCGGCGAAGCCGGCATCGACGGCCGCTTGACCGAGGAACCACGTTTCGCCGTTGACCCAGGATTCCAGGTCAGAGCGCTTCGCGTCGGTGCGCGCTTCGTAGATGTTGATCAGGCCGGCCTGCAGCTGGTCGAGCACGTCGGCTTCCTTGCGCAGCGCATCGGCATCGCCCCACATGCCCGACCAGGGCTTGTGGATCATCAGGTTCGCACCCTCGCTGATGCGGATCTCGTCGCCGGCCATCGCGATGACGCTGGCGATCGAGGCCGCGATGCTGTCGATGTGGACGATGATGTGAGCGTCGTGGCGAGCGAATGCTTGGTAGATAGCCAGGCCTTCGAACACCAGGCCGCCGCCGCTGTTGATGCGCACGTGGATCGTGTCAGCATCCAGCTCGGCGATCTGGTTCGAGATCGACTCGCCGGTGATGCCCTCGTCGTACCAGCCGTAGCCGATGTCGCCGTAGATCAGCACCTCGGCCTCATTGTCGGCCAGTTGCGCATTGACGCGAACGTGGCCCGGCTTCAGCGCCATGCGGTTCATATGGCGGACCGACCCGGCGTCTTCCGGGTCCTCCTGGGCCAACTTCGACAGGACGTTATCGAGGCTGTCGCGCGCCTCGCGCAGCATGCGTTCGTTTTCAGCGGACAGCACTCGTCCTGCAGCCTTGCGCTGCATATTTGGGGATGGCATGCGGGAGTTACTCCTGAAGAGCAGGTGTTGCTGGCTCGGCGGCCTTTGGCTCGCCGACGATGTTTGCTGGAATGCGCAGGCGGTCGCTTGCGGGGTCGTCGTCTGGGTTCAGGTCGAGCAGGTCGCGCCCCTCGTTCGGGTACATCAAGCCGCCGTTCACGTAGCCCAAGATCACATCCTTAGTGTCTTTCGCGGATCCGCGCAGCAGGCCCTCTTCTGTGAAGTTGAAGTAAAGCCCGGCGTCGATCTCATCGTCCGTCAGGAGATTGATCATTGCCGACTGCTCGAACGACTCCCACCTTGGCGCAAGGCAGTCTTCGCGGTGCGCCCGGTTCATTTCTTCTGCGCTTGCAAACGTGGCCGTTTTATCGGAAAAACCCACCTTGATTGGCAAGACGCCCATGAATGAGCAGATTTGTTCTACCTGCGTCTTCCGGGTCTCGTTCGATTGTGCATCGACCGAGCTCATGGAGGTGTTCAGGAATTTGGCGCCGCGGTCCAGGATCATCGGCTTGCCCGCGTTTTGCAGGCCAGCGAACTGCTTGGCTATCCAGCCCGACAAGTCGTCATACTGCTTTTTATCGAGCGTCGAGTCGACCGCGTAGACGCCAGTGTTCTGGATGCCGTTCTTGTGCAGCCGCCCTGCCGCCTCTTCGGTGGCCATCGCAAGGCCGATCGCTTCTCGCGCCAACTTGACGACGTCAAGTCCGTGAAATCCGTCAATGGTCGGTCCGCGCAGATGCCAGATTTGGTCCCTGGTGAGCGTCCGCGTTGTGCCGTCGAGACCCATCACTTCGTACGTAATGAGCAGATTTTCGTCCTGCTTCGGCGTAACCCTGCCTGGGGGAAGCGGGATCAGCTCAATGTACTTGCCGGTCACGCTGCGATTTTTGAATACGTAGGCATTGCCGCACAGCTCGATGTGCCAGGCCAGCATCTGCCGGAATTCGAAGCTGGTTTGCCAGTCGTTAGGCTTCAGCGATAGCAAGCGGTACAGCGGGTGCTTTGTCGCGGGAACCCTGCGGCGCCCGCTTTTCTGCATCAGCTTGAACGGGACCTGCGCGTAGCCGTTACCGATCACGCGGCAGCACGCGAACACGGTTGCAACCTGCAGCGCAGTCTTCCAGTTGACCGCCTTGCCAGTTGCCGACTCCAGCGCGCCAATCCACTCCTGCCAGAAAGGCTCGGTGAACGCCTGGTTGCGGCGCCCCTTTTGGACGAAGAATGACATCAGGCCTCATCCTTCTCGACCGGCGCGCGGCGGGCCGCGCTCACGCCGCCGACCAGCAACAGGATTCCGGCCATGATGAAGCCGGCCGCTGGGTGCAGTAGGCCAGCGCCATGGGACAGCGCCCCGGCGCCGCTAAGGATGAGGGCGTCGGGAACCATCGTGATCAGTTTTTTCATCAGGATTCCCAGAATGATGTTGCAGCGAACTCGCCGCTGATGGCTCGGCCCACGCCCATGATTGCGGCCACTGGGCCGTCGATCTTCTGTTCGGGCTTTTCCTTGCGCGGGTAGATGTTGTCTTTGGCGTCGAGCTTCGCCACAACGTTGGACATCATCCAAGTCAGCATCGGATTACCGTCGTGGTGCACGCGGCCGGCTTTGATCGCGCTCTCAAGCTCCTTCATCGGGAGCGACATGTTCGCTACGATCTGGCGGAACTCGACCGCAGTTATGCCGTTCTTGGTCAGGCGCTGCTCAAGCTGCGCCGCGCGGTATGGGTCGAAAACGACCTCTTCCGGGCCGTACTCGCTTACCAGCTCAAGCGTGTCTTGCTCGATCAGGTCAAAGTCAATTTCGGCGCCTTCGTGCTGCTCTAGGAAGCCTTCGATTACCCATTTGCGATACGCGCCCGAGTTCTTAGGGTCGTTCTCGATCGCGTTCTCGGGCAGGTAATATTTGCCGAAGAAGTAAAAATGCTGCTTCCCGTCGATCACCTTCACGAACATCAGCATGATCACGCAGACGTCCGAGCGGCTCGCCAAGTCGAGGGTGATGTAGCACCGCTCTCCTTTGAACTGCTCGGGGCGCAGCGTAAAGTCCGCGCACTTATTCCACTCCAACAGGTTCAGCCAGGCCGACTTCGCCGAGCACCAGATGTTCAGGTGTTTTGTCTTGAATCGGGTCTGCTTCGCTGCGCTTTGAATCGCGCCGCGCTGCTGCGCCAGCAGGAAGTCCTCGTCGACCGAGATACCAAAGTTCGGGTTGGCCTTGCGCAGCGCCTCAGGCTTGGTCCAGTCGTCGCCCTCGTCGATCGTGTAGATCAACGCGAACAACTCCGGGTCGTCCAGCGCTCCCTCGAGGACTTTCTTAGCCTCGACCTCCTGGTCGTAACAGGGCCCGGCGATATTGAAGCCGGCTGTCGTGATCATGAGCAGCAGCGGCTGTTCGCGCGCGCCCATACCAGTCTCCATGGTGTCGACCAGTTCGGACGTATCGTGCTCGTGGTACTCATCGACGATCGCGCAGGATGGCGAGGCGCCGTCACCCGGCTTGCCGATGACCGGCTCGAAGCGCGATCCGTCGGCTGGGACCAGGAGCGCCTTGGCCCAGACCTCGGCGCCCAGCGCCTGCTGCAGCTCGGGCGTGCGCTCGAGCATCTGCTTGGCCGGCCGGAAGACCTCCCAGGCCTGCGCTTCGGTGGTTGCGCCCGAGTAGACCTCGGCGCCGAACTCGCCGTCGACCGAGAACATGTACAAGCCTATGCCCGAACCGATGATCGACTTGCCGTTCTTTCGCGGCACTGCGAAGTACGCTTTTCGGTACCGGCGCCGGTCGTTCTTCTTGATCCTCCAGCCGAACAGCGCAACGAACCCGAAGCACTGCCATGGCTCAAGCGTGATTGTCTCGCGCTTTCGCGCCCACTTGCCCTTTGTGTGAGGCATCAGCGACAGGAACGTGCAGACCTTGGTGGCCGCATCCTCGTCGAAGTAATACGGGAATGCCTTTCGCCGGCTGGCCTTGAGGTCGTCCAAGTGCTTTTTGCAGGCCAGCTTCACCCACTTGCACGCAACGATCTTGCCTTTGACGACTGCCTGCGCGTATTCCTGCGCCATGCCGACGAAATCGGCCGGCATGGTCAATGTGCCTTTTTGCTGCCGCCCATCATGTCGAGGAACGGATTGGATGGGGCGTCCTTCGTGGCCGAGACGCGGGACCGATCCGCCGGCGTCATTCCAAGTACCGCAAGCGCGGTTCGGATCTGCGCCACCTGCGCCGAGGTCACCTCGGAGTCCGGCTGCGCACGGAAGTTCGCAACAAGGCGCGCCGCCAACTCGACCGCGATCCGGTCAGTCGCCTGCAGGACTGACGCCGGCAGTGCAGTGACGATCTCTGTCCAGACCGCTTTTTGCTTGACGGTGAAGTACTTCGGCGGCGCTGGATCGAAGGTGCCGGCTGCGAAGTCTTCGCGCCGGCGGCCTGGGTCCTTGTCAAAAGCACCCCGAGCCTCGAGCACCGTCGAAGGGGTTCGGGGTTTGGGCATCGGTAGCCCTCCTAATACTCAGAATTCTGAATTGCGGAAGTAAGAAAGAAGCGAACATGTCGGTCTAGGTCCGAAAAGCCCTGAAGATCAGACCCGCCCCGTCCGTTCGGTGCGGGTTTTTGCTTTATGGCAAGCGCCGCAGGCTGCCTGCAGGTTCGAGTCGGCCTCGATCTGCTCATCGGTCCAGCCCAGGGCGCGCGCAGCGGCCTTGTTGACCTTGTGGTCGACCTCCCCCGCGATGAATCGGCAGGCTGGACCTTTGATCTGGCAGAGGCCAGCATCGCGGCTCAGGATGCGCTCACGGCGCCTCTGCCATGCGTAGTCGTAACCGCGCTCGGAACTGCTTTTGCCGCCGTTGCTACGCTCCCAGCCAGAGGACTGCTTGGCGTGCTTCTGGCAGTAGCCAGGGGCATCAACCAGCGCGCCGCATGCCGCTTTCCGGCATATCGATTTCGGCCGAGGCGGCATGCAGGTCCTTCACGTATTGTTTATAGCAAGGTAAGGATCTTGTCCTGCTTGCTTAGATTGTCTTTCGCCCACAGCGGCCGCAGATTCGACAGCGCCCAGCAGGCCTTGAATCCTGGGTCGTGAATGCTTCTGCATTGGAAGTGCGAGACCGGGATGATGTGGTCGATGTGGATCTCGCCGGCCAATACCTTTGCCCACGACATCCCTTTCGTAAATTGCCGCTCAATGTGGGCAACCAGCTCTTCTCGACTGTAGCCGAGGATCACCATCGTCGCTGCGCCAGCCTTATCCTGAATCATTCGCCGAAGGCGCGCGCCGATCTTCTTCTGAAGGTTGAACTCAGGACGCTCGCGGTAGAACCTAGTATGCCGCTCCAGGGCTTTGGCATTGATAGTCTCGCGATTGCGATCCAAGTAATCACGTGCGCGCTGTAGCACCTTGGCGTGGTTGCGGTAGTAGTAGTTGCGCGCTATGCGCAGGTACTTTGCTGGATCCGCCGCCCTCACGCGGCGCGCCTTTGCTCTTGCATACTCACGAGCATGCTCCATGTTCTTGGCTCGCCACTCAGCTACGTGCTGGGTCGACTTATATCCAGCTGCGCGATATGCCTGGTTGTACTCTTTGACAGTGCCTTTGTTCGCATCCCGCCAGGCCTGCTGTCGCTCCTTCTGGTCAGGCCTGGCTCTCTTCTCCGCATCGCTCAGCTTCTTGCAAGACCGGCAGTTGGAGTGGAGCCCATACTTCCCCATCTTATGGGATGGGAAGTGCTCAAGGGTTGCGAGAAAAGGTTGCTTGCATCTCGTGCAAGCGCGCATGGGGATGCTGGCCGCTTCAGACATATCGCCTCCGTTAGAACCTTAGAAGGATAACGGATCAGCTGTTTTTCGCAGCACAAGCGGTCGAGCATCAGACCGGCGCGCCCATGTAGCGCGCAATGCCCTCGATGCTGGTGTCGCAGGGTGGAAGGTTGGCCGTGCGCTCCATAAACTCGCGGTGCGCGCTCTCGTTGCGGTCACGCAGCCAGGTGGCGAAGTGGAACGGCTCGGGCGCTTGCTCGACGTCGACATCATCGGCCGCAATGTGCGTCAGCGTCACGCCACGGGCGACGACCATCGCCTTCACGCCGACCGGCAGCAGTGGACTGACAGCGGCATGGATGCAGTCGCGCTGCTGGATCGACAGATGGTCGGCGTCGATGTGCACGACGATGGTGTCGCCGGTCTTGGGGCGCAGCACTTCGATGCGGGATGAGATGTTATTCATACGAGGCTCGATTAAGTTCGGCGCATCCGATGCAAGCGCCGCGCATAGCGGCGGCGATCCAGCAGCGACAGCACCAGGGCCAGGATGCCAATGAAGGTGAGTCCGCACAGGGACATGGCGCCGAGCACGGCAGCCATAGCGAACCAGGTAGAAGCAGTCATGCCGTGCGGCGCGAGGCCGGGATCGGGTAGCTCGCCGGCGTGCGTGGCGCGAACATCCGGACCAGCATGCCAGGCGTGTAGTTGGGCACCTCGCGTGTCAGCTCAAGGAACGTGCAGCTCCCGCGTCCGTAGCCCTTGGCCTGCAGCGCAGACTGGGCCAGCTCGCTATCGGCCAGGCGCTCGGCGATCTGGCGCACGCGGGTAGGATTGTCGACCTTGCCCGCGTGAGCATGCGAACCGAGGACAGCGCGCACGATCTCGTTGGCGTAGATGTCGGCGATTTTGCTCATTTGATCTGCTCCGCATAAACGCCGCGTTTGATGATTGCGGCACGCGTTTCTTCTTTCGGCGCCCAGCCGGTGAGGCAGTGGATCGCGAGGGTGGCTCGTACCCACTGCTTCAACCACCAGCGCATGCGAACACGGATGAGGAAAGTAATTTCGGTCGAGGCCATCACCGGCGCTCCTGAATGATTTCGGGAATTGTGCCCAGGCGCTCACGCAACACCTCGCCAGCCAGCAACTGTGGGCGCATGCGCGCAATGGTCGGGCGGCCGAGCGGGTCGTGGGCGAGGATCTCAACCTCACCGACACGGCGCACGATTTGCCCGCCCACCTCGACTCTCAACATCGGGGAAAAGCGCATCGCGCACCTCAAATAAAAAAACCGCCGGCGCATTGCTGCGACAGGCGGCGAAGTCCAAGAGAATCTTGGAGGAGACAAGTTGTGGCGGCCGGTGGCACATCGAACACCGGCTAAGTCACGGACGCAGAACCGCTGCGCACGAATGCGCATTCCTCGCCACACAAAGCCCTCGGCCGCCATCCGCACACGTGGAACGTGGTTGTCAGGCTTAGGCTTTGTGTGGCCACCGGTTGCGCCGGTGAGGCGTCGAAGCTCCCATGAGGCAGGGTTTCTCCCATGAAATCAGGAACTGATTGCATCACAGCGGGGCCGAGCCGCTGCGCTTCGAGGTACAACTCGGATTACGCAATGCCAATACCTTCTTGCATGCTGCCTCCGCTGTAGGTTGAGATGAAGAGCCAATCTCCCTCATGCCATCGCGCCCCAGGCTATCTGCGGGGTGGCGCGTAAACGACAAAGCCCACCAGGGCGGTGGGCTTATTTGCAGGCGAGCGCCGGCTTTACTGCGGGCTGGGCACTCGACTGCCTCGGGTTATGGCGGCGCTTTCGCGCGCATTACATTGGACCGAGGGAATTGGAAGACTGAAGTTTACGCCTGTTTTTTCGGTTGCGCAATACTCTTACGCGAGCGGCTACGGAAAGCTAACGCCGCGGCCCCAATGCTCAACAATCCAAGTGTTGCCGGCTCAGGAATGTCTCGGCCCGTCTCATAGCTGCTCGTGACAATTCCAGGGCGGATGATGGTCGTGGAGGCATCGTAAGAATGAATCTGGATATTGTCTAACCGATCAACAGGAAACGTAAGCGACACTGCGGAGTCATTTAAACCGTAGCCCTGCCCAACGTAATAGCCTCCCATTTGGCCTTGGTAAATTGTGCGGTAGCAGGTATCTGGATGGGACCCGCAGTCAGGACTTCCATTGCCCGACACGTATGCGTTCTGTTCGGCCAGGCCACTCTCGAATCTTGCGTAAATGCCCCTTTCCTCAAAACCGTACACACCGGCGTTAAAGGAAATATAGTAAGCATCGGCCTTAAGAATAGACTTAACAACATTCGGATCAATGGTCAGGTACGTGAACCCTGCCAGATACGCCCCACTTGGCGTGTTCTTAATAGTGCTGGGACCGTTGAAGGTCAGTCCATAGTTAGGACCGCTCGCGCGATTAAGGCTGTCTTTTCCGCCAGCATAGTAGTCCCCGATGGCTGTGCCATAGGCAAACTCTTCGAAGTCGATGGTGATGGCAGTGGCCGAGGCAAGTGAGGTTACGCCCATCACAGCAGCAGCAACGCAAGCAAGAATCCCTGGTTTCATTCTTTATTCCCTTATTGTTCTGGAAATTCAAGAACAGCAAGAACCGGGCCACTTAAACTAGCTACTAAGAATCAATGACTTAACAGTAAGTTAAAGTATTGCTGTAAAGTATTTCGACACTGGCGCTCGCGTGGCCATACCTTTACGCGGCCTTACGCATCTTGGCGCCGGCGCGCGCAGCGTGCGACTGATACAGGCCTTCCAGGTCGCTGATCATGTCGAGGATGTGCTCGCGCAGCAGGCCAGTACCCGCCACTGGCTCGCGGCCTGGCGTATCAGTGCAGTGCGTGCACGCGCGGGCGGCGTGGATCTTTGTGCCGTTGCAGGTCGAGCACTCGCCGCCCAGCCAGTGCGCCAGGGACTGCAGCGCGATCTTGTTGCAGATGCCTTCGAGCGCGGGAATGTCCCAGGGCTGTACGACCCGGATCCACTTGCGGTCCCTGCCCTTCTGGAACACAGCCTCTTTCCACACGCGTAAAAGCACCGCCAGGCTATGGCTGCCGGATGCGATCGCCTCGCGCGGCACGCCGTCGATCTTGGCGCGCGCGAGCATGCTGCCGAAGATGCTGCCCGAACCGCCCGACAGGTCCGCCAGCGCCGCCGCCGCCAAGGCTTCGGTCTGGTGATGCTTGTCGTCGTCCAGCAGGTTCGTGCTGTTCAGTGCATTCAGGTAGCGGTCTTCGAAAGGCATTTCTATCTCCGGTGGTATAGCTGAGTTCCAGCTGCCTGAAGCTTACCACCCGGAATCGCTAAAATTGCCCTGCACTAAGTTTTCTAAATTGCAATGTGTGGTTTTTTGTGATGATTTAGCGTGCCAATTCATAACGAAACATTGCCGTCGGATAAATTTACAACAAGCGCACCTACACTTCTTATTAAATGTTGCAACTTATTGATTAAAAAATGAAAGCTCCATATGGCATGGAGATTGCTTTATGGTGGGTCCTACTAATCGAGGTATCTACTATGTTTAAAAAAGCTTTGGCTCTCGCCGTAACCGCATTGTTCTCGCTGAATGCATCGGCGGGCTATGTCCAATACAACTTCAGCTCTGGGCCGCTCAGTGGGTATTTCATTCAGCATGACGATGATCTATCCATAGCAGACTACCGCTTTTTGTTGCCGATTGCTTCGGAGGCTCATCCGTATATTGCGTATGCTTTTTATCCTATCGTCGGGACAGGGGATGGCAGCGATCACAACACGTCGGCTACCACACACTTCCGGCAAAATGGGCCAACAAATTTTAGCGTCTACGACGATTTCGACTTCAATGAGGGCCAAATCAGCCTCGATTTTTCACGCGACACCGCAGGCAATTTTTCGTACAGCGCACAGTATGCAACTTCGATTTATTTCAGAGATGGCACTCTGTATAACTCGGGAACGATTACTGGATTGGTGACTCGCAGCACCGTAAGCGAAAGCAAAGTGCGGAGTCTCGATAACTCGGGTGGCTACGAGTATGGAGTTAGGCGGATTGTTCCAACCTACGTCGGCCCATCAGAAATTCCGGAGCCGGGCAGCGTGGCCCTGCTGGCCGTTGGCGCACTCGGCGCAGTCGGCGTAGCGCGCCGTAGCAAGAAGTCCGCATAATCTAGCAAGATCGCCGTGCGCTGATCGGCGCGCGGCCTGCAGCCTAGAATTCCTCAAGCGCCCAGCCGCCACCGTCCTTCTTCGCCTTCACCCGGACGGCCACGAAACGCCAAGGGTACATATCCGCGGCAATCTTGATCTTCGCCCGCGCGTCGTCCTGCCAGTGACCCTTGACCTCGTGCGCCTCGAGCGCGCCGTCGGCCAGCATCACAGCGAAGTCTGGAGTGTAGAACGTGTTGTCGGCCAGTCGGAACTTCAGCCCCTCGAACTTGAACCAAGCCACCTCGCCGGCGTGCTGCCGCTGCGCCAGCGTCGCAGCATAGGCAGCCTCGGTCTTGTTCATCTGGCCGACCTTGAGCCGGCCCAGCGCCTGGAGCGCGCGCTGCTGCGTCACAGGCCCATCTCCAGGTGCTTGATGATCGCAGTGACGATCGTGCGGCGCAGCAGCTGCTCGCCAGTCTCGCCTTGGCTGCGGTCGAGCATGACGTCGTAGCCGTCTGGCCCGCCGGGCGTCGTGCCGACCACTACTCGGTGGGGCCAGACATACAGCCGGCGCACGTATTGGGCCTGCAGCGGTCCGCATGCCGCCCAGTCGCCGCACCAGTCCGGCACCCTCGACGGGGGCAATACGCCCGGAGGCTGGCCCAGCCATGCGCCGCCGGTGCTGAACAGATCAGTCCAGCCCAGCAGTTCGGCTAGGCGGCGGTTGGCCTCATGACTGCTTGGTGATGCTGCTGGCTGCTTGATGTCGTTTCCCATCGAATTCCTTTGCTTCGGGTTGGACTGCATCGTTGTTTCGTTCGGCGCGCTGCTTTTCGACCCACGCGATCCGCTTCGCCGTGCCGGCGTAGTCCTGCTTGAACCGCGCGCACTTCTTCTTGCTCCATGGGATAAACGGGTTTTTCAGCTTCGTGAACGGATCGTCGTCGTATCCGTGGCAGCGGCCGATGCCGACCGCCGCGTGCTGCGGGTGCGCCTTCATCTTGAAGTGCTTGCACAGGGCGCAGATGTCCCCGATCTCTTCGCTCATGCAGCGTGGCCCAGGTCTTTGAGCATCTTCGTCAGCCCCTCAGGCCGGCCGACACGGCGCGGGGCTTCAGGCGCCTGCTCGATCACTGGCGGTGCGGGCGGCGGCGTGACGATCTGCGCCAGGCGCGGCGGCGCGGGCGGCTTGCCGCCGTTGTCGATCGCTGCGCGGATCCGAGCCTCCCAGCTGGCCGTCGACTCGCCGTAGTGAGCAGCGCCGACACCCACCTCGTTCGCTTTCGCCAGCCGCGTTGCATCGGTCAGCCACCAGGCTCCGCCGCCGGCCGGCTTCGGCTGCTGCGCCGGCGGCGTCCAGTCGGCCGCATAGCGCTCGCTCGGCCCGAAGAACGTCGCCGACTGCAGGATGAACTGCGGCTCCGTGCGCATGACCTTCACATAGGCAGCGTATGCCTGCGCGCCGACCAGCATCTCGGCCACGGTGGCGCCGGCCTTGATCCTGCTGGCCCAGGCCTTGTGCGCGGCCTTCTTGCTGTCGCCCGGGCGTGCGGGGTAGACCTCCCATACCGCTTCGAAGTCGGCCGGGTAGTCGTTGCGCTTGACCTTGGCGGGCGCGGCGCCGCCGGCGCGCAGGCGGTCGAGCTCGTCCAGCAGTTCGATTACGGTGGTCGACTTCAGGTGCACAGTCGGGTTGGCGGCGGCCAGGCCGCGCAGCGGGGAATAATCACGCATGGGCGCCCTCCCCGCGCTGCTCCAGCTGCCACTTCGCCAGCTCGCCCGCCACCCACTTGACGCCCTTCGCCGTGAACTTGCAGGCGTTGAAGGCATGGCTGTTCTGCGCAGTGCCGGCGCGGGTCTCGAATCGACCTGCCTCGATGTGCTGCGCGTGCGCGGTCCATTCGCCGCCCAGCACGTACATGATCTTGGCCTCGCGCAGGAACTGGCGGAACTCCGGCTCCTTCACCTTCAGCAGCTTCGCCACCTGGCGGAACGTCATCAGGCCGGTCGACTCGACATAGCGGTCGACGAACTCCACGGCCGGCGCCGCGGCGGCTAGTTGCGCAGCTTGGGCCTCGATTACGTCCTGCTGATCGGCAGCCAGGCGCAGCGCCTCGCCAAACGTCTTTGGCACCGCCGGCACAGCGACCGGTGCGGGAGTCGGCGGGGCTGCTCGCTCCAGCTCCTGCCACCGATCGATGATCCGGGCGCGCAGCTCGGCGTTGTAGCCGGAGACCACAACCATCGTGTCGCGGAACGACAGCAGGAACTCGCTGTAGGTCTGGCCGTTCTGCGGGTGGTGGTAAGGGGTCTCGTTTCCGGAAACGATACCCTCAGCGATGAGGCGACGTATCGTCTTCATAACATTGTCGTGCGAACTCTTCGTCAGCTCGGCGATCTCACGGCTCGACATCGTGACGTCGGCGCCGCCGTTGGTTTGCAATGCCAGAATGCTTCCCATGTCGTTTCCTTTCTATCTATTGGCGCCGCTTCAAGCAGCATCCTTGTAGACGTGGCCCTCGTCGACGCGCTGGCGCACCAAGTTCATCGCCTCGACGATCTGCGCCCGGCTGGCGATCTCCATCTGCTGGTCGTGCACCGCCAGCGCGGCCTGGATGTCGCGCATGGCGTCGCCGTCCAGCCGGAAGTTCTTCGTGCGGGCGCTGCGGGTCTTGGCGCGGAAGGCGCCGGCTAGCGCACCCGTGAAGGTCTGCTCGTGATCGACGCCGACGCCGCTCTCCGCCAGGGCCATGCCGATGTTCAGCGCGGTGACCACGACCGACCATGCCTCTTCGGTGGCGGCGCCGCTGCGCAGCTGCTCGAGGTTCAGCCAGTACGCCAAGCCCAGGTCCTGCAGTTGGCCGTCGTTCAGTGGGGCAGCATCCTCGCCGCGGGCGAAGCACTTGGCGACTACCGAGAGGCCGCCGGCGGCGCCGACCGGGCGCGGGCGGTATTTCTTGTTGCGGGGCTTTTTCATGCCACCTCCTCGAACAGGTCGCGCTGGGGCGCTGGCGCCGCAGCTGCTTCGGCTGCCGCAGTCACCGCAGCCAACTCGTGCTCGATGCGCGCGCGGGCAATCTCGACGTATTCCGGCGTCATGTCGATGCCGATGAAGCGGAAGCCCTCGCGCATGCAGGCCTTACCGGTCGAGCCGCTGCCCATGAACGGGTCCAGGACCACGCCGCCCGGTGGCGTTACCAAGCGCACCAGGTAGGCCATCAGATCCGTCGGCTTGACTGTCGGATGGTGGTTGCCGTTGCGCGCCGGCCAATCGGCGACCTCGCGCTCGCGCATGGTGGCGTGGGCGGACACCGCCGGCACGTCAGAAATAGGGCAGCCCTCGTTGCGATCGGCGCGGCTGGCCTTGGCGCAGTAGAAAAACCGGGCCGCGCTGCCGATGCTGCCAGCGATCGCCGGGCCGCCGTCGCCATCGGCGCCATGAAAGCCCATGCCCTTGCGCACACTAGGGGCCCGAGATCCACTTTCCTGCACTGGAAACAGAGCCACCACCTCGGTGCTGCCGTCGTGGATGAGGTTAGCAGGCCAGCGCCCCGCGTCCAGCTGCTCGATGCCGAAGTTACCACCGTGCAGCGTATTTCGGGTCTTGCCTGCGTTTGATCCACTGGCGCCGCGCGACGTGCCACCATCGGTGCCAACCCGGCAGCCGTCGATATTGAGCGCGCCGACGCCGTTGGCCAGAACGTTCGCTGCGACTGTGCCTGCTAGGGGCTTGCGGGCGACGCAGATCGGCTCGTGAGCGGGCTTGAGCGCCGTCCCCCAGCCGGCCCAGTGGCGCGCTGCGTCTGTGGCCGGAGCGGTGATTTCGGTTTCGATCGTGCCTCTGCGGGAGTCCCGAAAGTTATCGGCCCCGGAATTTCCCCAGCCGGAAGCCTGTGCCTGCGCAAGCCGCATAGGAACAGTGCCGATCACTTCCCGCTCGACGCCAGCCATGCGGTCCATATCCTTGCTGATGTCGCGCGATTTCGGGAAGCCGCTGCCGTAGACCCACATGATCTGGTCGCGAATCTCGAACCCGGCGTCCTCGATGGCGACAGTCATCCGGTGGTAGGTGCGGCTGCCGCTGAACGCAAGCAGGTGGCCGCCCGGCTTGAGCACGCGCAGCGCCTCGCGCCACATCTCGACGCTGTTCGCGATGCCGCTGGCGTCCCAGCTCTTGCCCATGAAGCCCAGTTCGTAGGGCGGATCGGTCACGATCGCATCGACGCTGCTGTCGTCGAGGCCGCGCATCACCTCCAGGCAGTCGCCCAGGTGCAGGACGAACGGCACCGGCGCGGCCGGGGCCTCGTTGTTCAAGTCACGCATTCAACGTCTCCCTGCTCTTTCAGTTTTTCGATGCACTCGGCAAGTAGATCCCGCTCGGTGCCGTAGCGCGCCTGGAACGGCTTCTTGCGGCCGTGCAGGCTTATGCGCTGGCGCGGGTCACTGTCGTCCTGCTGGTGGTGCGGCCCGCACAGCGGCAGGACCAGGAAGTGCGCGCCCGGCTTCGTGCGGCCGTCGATGTGGTGCAGGCTTATGACCTTGTTCGTCCAGCCGTCCTTGAGGCAGGCGATGCACGGCAGCTTGCCCATGCGGTCCATGAAGCGCGCTTCCTCGGCGGTCGGCGGGCGGCCTTTCATCCCGCGCGACTTCATCGGCTTGGCCAGCTTCGGCGTCTTCGTTTCTCGAACCCTGACCGCGGCAACGCGCAGCAGGCCGGCGCCGGCGGCCGGTGTCTTGGTGCCAGCGCGCGAGAATCCTGCGCCGCGCGACATCGCCTTCTTGCGCTGCAAGGGCTTGCCCTGCTTGAGGGGCGAGCGGCGCATCATGCTAGGATTCCATTTTTATAAGGAGAAGACCGATGCGAAACAACGAATACAAAAAGAACCTCGATTACACCGAAGAGCTCGATAAATACGAGGGCTACATCATCGAATGGGCAGTGAGTCCGTCGACGAGCGAGCCTAGCAAATGGATGGGCACCTTCCGTGCGACCAAAGCTGACACGCCCACTATCTTTGGCTCCCTCGGCATCCCTGAGCCCTCCGAGGGTGACGCGCAGGACAAGGCGATCGAAGCCGCGAAGAGCATGATCGACGAGGCAGTCGCCAGCAAAGGTTGATTTGACGGCGCCCATCATGGCGCGACCCGCTTGAACTCGATCACCCACACCCAGGGGTTGGCGTCCCAGCTGCCGGCGCCGTTGATGCTCTCCCAGAGAGCGGCGTAGGTGGTCGCCGCGTCTTCGAACGGGCGGCCGGTGCGGCGCGCCATCTCGAAAATCGCCATGTCTTCTAACGCGCCGTCGAAGGCTTCGATACCTTCAGCCCAGGCATCCGCCTCGCTGATGTCCTGCAGCCGCTCGACGCGCACGCCGGTGATCTCCAGCAGGATGCGGCTGGCGCGGCGCGGCATATGGATGCTGGGCGTCCAGCGGCCGAAGTCCGGATGGGTTTCAACTGCCGCATCGGTGGCGCGGTAAAAGTAGTCGGGTTGCGCGTGGTGCCAAGGGTGGCCGAAGGTCTCGCGGACCCACAGGCGGTCGCCGGGCTGGCCGTGCGGGCAACCGTTCTGATTCGGGAAGCGCTTTAGGATAGCGTCGAGGTCATCGCGGCCAGCGAATTCCTTCGCGATCCGCCGCGTCTGCGTCTTGCTGCCGTCCAGGATGGCGCGGACCATCGGGCCGGTGAAGAGGATTGGACGCTCTTTCATGGCTCGCTCCTTTTGATGGTCACGATCTTGACCGCCTCGCGCACCGACCAGGCCGGCACGTCCGCACGCGGGCCGCGGCTGTTCGGGATGTAGCGCTTGCTCAGGCCCTGGCTGCGGAAGATGTCCGGACGGTACTGTGGAGGCGTGATCTGGCCGGCGTACTGCTCCTTCGGCTTGTGCAGTTCGAAGTGGCGTTTCGCGTACTCGGTCAGCTCGAGGTGGCCCGACGGCGTCTCGCGCAGCCAGTCGGTCTCGAACGCCTCGCGTAACTTGGTCTCGCGCTTGTCGGCCGGGCCGAAGTCCATGGCGGCATACAGCTCCAGGCGCTGCATCGGGCCGGCTTTGTCGATGATGGCCGCGGCGGCGTAGATGGCCGCGCTGCGGTGTGGGGTGGCTTGAATAAGGGCGGTGATCATGCTGCTCTCCCAACAATTTCGTGTTCGTGCGCGAAGTTCGCGCGGATGAGCGCCTCGGACAGCGGCGGGCACACGCTATTGCCGCACATGCGCACCTGGGCCGACTTCGTCAGCGGGACACGCGGCAGCGCGAGCGGATCGCCTTCCACCTGGCGGCCGTCGACGAACAGGCGCGCCGGGTCCGGGATCTCGTCGATGATGTAGTCGGCCGGGAATCCTTGGGCGCGGTACAACTCGTGCGGCGCCAGCATGCGCAGCCCGATGTCAACGATCTCGTAGTCCTGGCCCTGGATCGTCACCAGGCCGAACCGGTCCCGGGCGGTGACCGTATTGAGCGGGTCCGCCAAGTTGTTCGTCTCGCTCGCGCCGTAGTACGCCAGCAGGAACGAGCGCACCTCGGCGTGATGCTGGCCGCCGGCGCTGATCGTGTGCAGCGGCTCATTGGCGCCCGCCGCGGTGCTGGTGCCGCGCAGCTTCACCAGGTGGCTGGACACCAGGGCCGACTTACCTCCTCCGCCGGCTGTTACGGTCCCCAGCGGTGCGCCGGCGGCATGGCCGATGCTCTTGCCCATGTCCCGCTGGATGTGCGCGGTGACGATGCCCAGTGCATGTGGCGCGCCGGCCGGGTTCTCCTTGGGCCCTGCGGTGATGGTCGGCAGCGGTTCGGCCAGGTCGGCGCCGGTCGACCCGGTCCGGAACTTGGTCACGTGCGCGGTCACCAGGCTGTGGTGGTCAGTACTGGTGACCGTGCCGATGGGGTCGCTCAGGTCCGAACCCACCACGCCGGTGTAGTGCTTGGCCAAGAAGGCCGTCGCGATCGCCGTGTCGCCTTTTGCGGTGATCGTGGCCGTCGGCTCGTCTGCGGCGCGCGGGCGACTGTCGCCAGCGCGGCCGCCGACGCCGACCAGGGCGGCCGACACCATGCTGAAGTGCCCGCCCTTGACCTGGGCGCAGATCGTGCGCAGCGGCTCGTCCGCCGGCATCACGCGCTGGTTGCTGGCGTTGGCGTGCTCGTTCAGGAACGCGGTCACCAGCGCATGCCGGTTCTCGGTCGTAATCGTCTTGATCGGCTCGTCCGGCGCGGTGCCGCGCGCGTCGGCCGGGCGCTTGTCGCTGTAGTACGGCGACAGGTATGCGCTGGCTAGCGCCTTCTCGCCGCGCTGGGCCCCGGTGATCGTGCGGAACGGTTCGTGAACGGACTCGCTGCGCACGCTCCCCTGGTGCGTGACCGGAACGATGGACGGCGCCACGACGGCGAAGCCCGGGGCCGAGGTCACCGTGCGTACTGGCTCATCGCCCGGCCACACGTTGGGCCCTCTGCCGGTGGTCTTGCTGTTGGCAGTGTTCACGATGAACGGGTCCGCTGCATCGACAACGTAGCGCATGATGCCCTTGGCGATGCGACGCAGCGTCGCTTCGGCCAGCGGCTTCTTGCGATCGAAAATGCTCGGGCACGGCAGCGACCAGTCGATGCATTCCGCAGCGGTGCGGTATGGCTGCAGGCGACCGGCGCGCACGCCTGGCGAGTCTGGAGCACCGTGCGTCGCCTCCGGCCAGCGGATCGGCAGGCCGTCTCGGCGCGCGACTAGGAAGAAGCGCTTGCGGATCGTCGGCGTGTCGTGGTCGCAGGCACGCAGTTCGCGATATTCGACGTGATAACCGTGGCCACGCAGCTGGCGCACGAAGCTGTCGAACGTTTTGCCGCGCTTCGCTGGGTCTGGCTTCCAATTGCCCTGCTCGTCCTGCATCAGCGGTCCCCAGGTCTTGAACTCCTCGACGTTCTCCAGCATGAGCACCCGGGTCTTAGTCAGCGCAACCCAACGCAGGGCAATCCAGGCCAGGCCGCGGATCTTCTTCTCGACCGGCTTGCCGCCCTTGGCCTTGCTGAAGTGCTTGCAGTCCGGCGACAACCACACCAGGCCGACCGGCTGGTTGTTCGTGACCTTGATCGGGTCGACGTCCCAGACGCTCTCGCACAGGTGCTTCGTGTGCGGGTGGTTGATGGCGTGCATGGCCAGCGCTTCCGGATCGTGGTTGATGGCGATGTCGACCGGGCGGCCGAAGGCTGCCTCCAGGCCGGTGCTGGTCCCGCCGCCACCGGCGAAGTTGTCGATGATCAGCTCGTGGCCCAGGTCCAGGGCCATAGTCATAAGATCGCGCTTCATGCGTGCGCTCCCACCGATGCCGGCCCAGCGCCGAACAGCGCAGCAACCATCGGGTCACGCGCCGGCGCAGCGCGGCTGACGCGGACGGCGTAGTGTTCGTCGTCGCCCAGGATGTGGAAGTGCCGGCGCGGGTCGCGCGCTGCGATTTCCATGCTCGATGCCCGCACCGGACGCACCGCGGTGACGCCGCCCAGGCTTTTGAGGCAGGCGGCGATCGCTTCCGGGTCCGCTGTGAGCCGGTAGACGCCCGGCTTCAGCGGCCATGTGACAGCGGCTTCGCAGTGAAGGATCGTCAGGTGCTCGCGCAGGTCTGCGATGTACGTGCGCGCTGCGGATTCGCCGATGCCCAGCAGCTTGGCGATCTCGGCGCGCGTCATCTCACGAACCGTCAGGGCGTTTACCAGCTTGCGCAGGCTCGCCAAGCGGGCGACGGTGTGGCTGTTGGGGGTAAAGTGGGAGCGGGTCATGCTGGTACCTCGGCGCTTTCCGCAGGCGCCGCGGCCTTTGTCATGCCGGCGAGATCATCGGCCTGAGGCAGCGCTGCCACCCAAGCCGGCGATGGTGAAACAGGGCTGTCGCCGCGCATTGGCATCAAGACGCCGACAAAATCCAATGCCGCGCCCAGGCGAACTACAGCGCTAGCGTTGGGGTCGCCATTGACGGTAAAGAACTGGAGCCCGCTGTATCCACGTAGCCGCGCCCCTCCGGTTTTGGCTGCAGCAGCGGCCGCCTTTTCGCACAGAGCGATGATCGGTGCACCATACATTCCGACCAGGCCGGGCTGCAGTTCAGATTCCTTCGGAATAACGCGCTCATAGCGAGGGTAGGTAGCTTCCACTTCTGGGTTGCCAGCCTGGATGTAGATTTCGCTGCCGCCCCCCTCCACTACAGCCAGGCGGCCGCCGATCATCACCACTTCACGGGCGCTTTTGAGCCCGCCGGCGCAGGCCTGCTGCATGCGCGCGTCGAAACGGAGGATAACTTCGTGCTCGCAAACTGCATCGCGGTCGTGGATGGCGCCAAGGGCATGACCATTGGTCGCGCAGATCACAGCGCCCCCGTCCTTGTGTGGCCGAACGTTGATGGCGTTCAGGTAGTAGCGGATGTCGTTCTTGGCGATGAACGGGGCGATGATCGGCAGCAGTTTGGCCGTCAGACGCAGGTTGGCGTGCTTGCTCATTGCGCACCGCCGATCACGACGCGCGCGGCCGCATCCAGGTCCAGATCCGTTACCTTGTGAGGCTGGATGTTCTCGACGCCGAAGAACTCCGGTGCGCAGCACAGGGACATCCAGCCGCGCAGGGCGCCGTCGAGGATCCGCTTGTGCAGGTTGCTGACGTCCGGATAGCCGGCGGCCATCTCTTCGCCGGCCCGCGCCTTGGCGCGCGCTGCCATGATCGGGATGATGTCGTCGGCAGTGATCAGGTCGCTGAGCTTGAGCGCCTTGTTGTCGGCCGAGTAGACGACGTCGCCGGCGCGCAGGTAGTCGTTGGCCAGGATGAGGTTCGACAGGGTCTCGGCGTCGAACTTCTCTTGCGTGGTCGACCAGCCCTGCGTCTTCACCACCTCGACCACGCCGGTTTGTACTCGGCCCCAGTGCGCCCAGCGCGATGCGAATTCGCTTGAGGCTTGATCTTCACCGGTTTGCGACGCGGGATTTAAGTTTTCTGCTAACATGCTATCTCCAATGCGTTGTAGTTGTTTCACGGAGCCCGGCTGCAACCGGGCTTTGTCATTTCCGCCCTATCTATTGGCGCGGCCGCACCTGAGTGATGCGGTAACCGGTGTCGGTTTCCTAGCCGGTGAACTGGACCTGGCAGTAGCGCACCGCGACAGCGCCGCCGGACATCACTGCGTCGTCTAACTGGCGCGCGATCGCCGGGTCCAGCACGCTGAACTTCCAGATGTTCGTGACGCCAGCGCCGTTGCCCTTGGCCTTCACGCGCTCGCCCTCCTGGACCATCTCGCCTTCCCAGCTCTTGTTGACGATGCCCTTTTGCGAGAACTTCTGGATCACGCCGACACGCACGCCTTCCGAGTAGCAGTTGCCGGCCTGCGCGGCCGCCGAACTCGCGAGCGCGACTGCCAGCATCGCCTTGATCAGTAAGCTTTTTTTCATGTTGGTTTCCCCTGGTCTGGTTGGTTATGCCGGCTGGCCGGCGAACATCTGCTCGAACTTCTCGCGCTTCATTACGTGGCCGGGCTCGATCGCCAATGGCGCCACTTCGATACGCATCGACTCCAGCAGCATGGCGTCGGCCGAAGGCATGCTCACGGTCTGGAACTGCATGCCTGGATCCAACTGCAGGCGCGGCGCGCCGAGCGACCACTTGCCACTGCTTTTCTTCGCGCCGATCTTGCGCAGCAGCGGCGTCACCGCGGAGCCGAAGCCCGAGCCGTTCCACATGCACCAGGCTTCGCCAATGCACTCGGCGATCTGGATCGGGCTGAGCGGCTCGCTGGCGGTGCGCAACACTTCGCGCACGCGCTCCTTGCGCGCTTCCTCGGTCATCGCCGCCGGCTTGTTCGTTTGATTCAAGTGCCCTCCTTTCATGACGGCGCGCATATCCGCTGACGCGCGCCGGGTTATCGTGGTATCGGTGGGGTGCGGCCTACTCGGACGCTTGACCGCGGAAATGCTTGCGGCGATCGCCCATCAGCGCGCGCAGGTCCTTGATCTCGATGCCCGAGACTTCGTGCATGCGGATCAGGGCCATGGCGCCGACCGGCAGCTTGCTGTGGCGGATCTTCGAAATCACCGGCGGGGCGAACTCCAGGGCCCGCGCCAGGGCCGCGTCGTTCTTCAGGTTCAGATGCTTCGTCACCGCATCGAGCAGTGCGCCCGGATCCGGGTTGAACTCTTCGGCCTGGCTGGCCGGTGCTGCTGCTGCTGCGGTCATTGCTCTCTCCCTGGTGGTAGTGTTGGTGGCGACACCCCTGTCGCCTGGGTTGCTGCTCACTTCGAAACCGGTTCGACGCCGTATTCAGATGCCAGCAGCGCCGCCTCGAGCGAGCGCTTCGCCGCGGTGTCCGCCTCGATCGATTCGCTGACCTCCTTGATGGCGTGCTGCAAGGCCTCGGGCGTTTGCTGAATAGAGGCGGTCACCAGCGCCGCCTTGGCCTCGGCACCTTCCTTGATCATGTTCTGCAGGTGATGCATGGCGTTGAACGGCGCCGGCGTAACGGACGCCAGGCTGTGCGACTCGACACCGATCGGGCGGTACATCTGATTCAGGCAATGCAGCTTCACGTCGAGCGGCAGCGCGGCCAGGATGCTCGGGACAATCCCGGCCGGCAGCGGGCAACCTTCGTCCAGCCAGCGGAACAGCTTCTGCGCCGCCTTCTTGGCCTGGGTGTAGGTGTCGCCCGAGAACGTGAAGTCGACGCCCGTTGCGGCCTCGCCGCCCAGCGCCTGGTGCGACTCCATCACCATCGCTGCGAAGGCCTCACGGCTCATGCAGGTGATCGTGTTCGCGCGGCGCCAGGCCTCGATCTCAGTGCGGAGAATGCCGGCGACGCTACTTGCATGAGTATTCATATTCATGACTGTTTCCTTTTTATAACTTAATCTGGCGACACTGAATTTCGACAACATTCGAGGCCCAACAAATGCCTGCTCCCCAAGCTTTCGTACTGATGAACCTTGATCTGGTTGCCGTTCCGCTCCAGGTGGGTGGCGCCGGCGTGGTAACGATCTACTGTGGCGAGCGCCGCGCCCGTCAGCTGCGTGACGCTGCAGAGCTCACGGCGGCACCAGGCGAAGCGGCCGGCGATTGCGAGCGGATGTATGCCCAGTCAGCGTCGGGTAGCAAGTCTTCGCAGCGGACGGCGCCGCCAGACTCGCGCTCGAGCAAGATGCAGAGTTCTGCCCGGAACGACTGGTGTCGGCTAGCGGCTTTTCGTAGGTACCCCTCACTGGTCCCGCACGCCTCGACGTACGCCGCTCGACCTTCCTTTGACAAGGAGTTGAGGTACTTCAGCAATTTGTCCATGACTACAATTTACCTGCGGGTAAAGTAGAAGTCAATACCTATGGGTCATTTACCTGTAAGTAAATTGCTGTTTGAATGCCGCATGGACAAATATGAAACTCGGCGACAGAACCTTTCCGCCCTCCTGCACCGCCATTGCGGCGGACGGGCGGCTACGCTCGCCGACTTGATAGATCGTTCGCCGTCTTATGTTTCAAGGATGCTTTACCCAGAAGGGAAAGCTGGGAAGAAACGGATTGGCGAGGATATGCGGGACCTTATCGAGGACGCGCTCTCGCTGCCTCGTGGGACACTGGATAGTCAGCCTGAAGTGCTTGAGGGATCGGAAGACACGCAAGCTGTGCGTCCGTCGGCTAGCCAGGTCTCGCCTGCCACCAAGCCAGAGCCGGCGCCCCCGGTCGTAGCGGCTGAGACTACGCTTGACCGCTTGGATCGAGCAGAGAAAGAGATCGTAGACCTATTCCGCCGCGCGACCGAGGAAGGGAAAAATATAATTCATCGCGTGGCGACTACAGTCGAGAAGACCGACGACTAACAGCCCTGCGCGGGCGAAGGCCCAGCGGCTGGCCGCGCGGCCGGCAGCGCCATGGCTAACTCTTCAGAGATGTCGACGAACGTCAGCTGGACGCTTCGCTTCATCGCTCGGTAGTTGCGGATGATAAGACGCTCGTTGCTTGTCAATGAGAGGGTGTCGCCCTCATCGGATTGGTTGCTGTTCTTCTGTCCCACTACGCCTCCGCCTGGAGATTCCTGCCGTTGTGTAGTGCCGCCAATGGCGCCCAGGTGCTGTAGGGCGCCAAGCTCGGCTGTTCGTTTTCTTCCTTGAGTACTGTATATCTATACAGTATGGGTCAAAGTTTAGCGCACTTTACTGACAAAGTGGCATGTCCAAATAAATATTTCTGTGCAGCTTCAAATTGTGGAAATTGGAGATATTTCGCTTACGCAATCCAGGCCCAGCTTGTGGACCACATGACACATTTATCATGGGTTTGTCTGATAGCTATCATCGCAATTACCACCTTTGTAAGTACACCAACCTATGATGAATAACCGAGACCTGCTCTCTTGTTCATTGCGAGGCTTATATGTGGCCTACCGTCGTTGCGCTGATCGTACTGCTGGTATTGATCTTGTGGATCCGCGCCAGAGAACCGGAGGTCGCAGTTGTGCCGAGACTGGTTGGGACCGGCAAATACGCTGTGGAGGTGGTGCCTGAGAGCGACTGCTCGGGCGGCCTGGATCGGATCTGCAGATCGAGAATCGACGGCGGCATCGACATGATGCTCCAGGCCCGCCTGATCCTCGAGAGTGACGACAGATTCGAGCGACAGGCTATTCGAGTGTCAATAAGGGGCCGCACTGTTGGCTACCTCCCCCGCGCCAATGCTCGCGACTTCCGGCGGGCCGCCACGTACGTTGGCCTCGGCCGTACCTTGATCTTCGAATGTGCCGCGGTCATCCGTGGCAGTGCCGATCACTACAGCGTGTGGCTCGACTTACCGAACGATGGCGTCATATAGCGAGCAACCTAATAGATGATCTCCGGAACTGAATCTGCCCTACCGATTTAGTAGCGTATGCTCGATCAATTAGCGAAAGAACAATAGGAGATCATTTTGCGCAAAGAACAGACAGATCGCTTCGAGGCTGAAGCAAGAGATGGGGACCGGTGCGTCATTGTTGAGTACACCACTGTTAGCTCCTCTAAAGCCATGCTGCACAATCACCACACCCCCGCCCGTGGAACCAAGAGCTTCATTGCACTGGATGGACGGAGCGTCTACTCCATTGGTAATGGTCAATTTCGAGACGTTCTATCCGAGCAAATATTCGTACGAGTCACTACTTAGCATGCCTGCACGCATACTGCGCAGGCTATTGCGGCCTTGCGCAAACAAGAAAATTACGCTGTCTGGCTCGACCTGGCCAGCTGGCGACGCTCGTTGAAGCTGCAGGTCTCTATGAAACGGATGTATGAAGAAAATTCTTCTTGCCGATGACTTCGATGTCGACATGATGCTAATCCGCATCGCCGTCGAAAGCTTTCATAGTCAGTACACGGTCAAGCTGGCGTATGACGGCGAGGAGGCGTATAGACTCCTCAAAACGATCCATTTCGACCTACTTCTGCTCGACATCAAAATGCCGCTGCTTGACGGCTTTGAGCTGATGGAACGCCTGCATGCTGATGGGGCTGGTTTGATCCCAACGATCATCGTCTCCGGCTTTGGAATTGCCGAGCATCGCGCTCGCGCGCTCGCACTTGGTGCGGACGACTTCATTCACAAAGCTGTCGACTATAACGTGTTCAAGGCTGATCTTCGGTCGGCGCTTGGTCGTCATGGCCTTCTGTAGTTGATCTTCTGACAGCGTTTCCTCAATGCAGTGACAATCCGTGAGCTTTTGGCAAGTTTACCCAGCTATACTCGCGCGAGCGATACGGCACGCTGGGCTGCCGCACGGGACCAATATGAGAGCACTTCCCTTGCTCGCTGGTTTACTGCTGAGCGCAGCTACGGCAACGCATGCGGCCGAGCCAGTGACCGTCCTGGGGCTGCCGCTGGGCGGCAAGTTGAAGATGCCAATCCGACAGTGTTCGTTCAAAGAGGTCGGCACCGATGCTCGCTCGATGTGCTGGGTTGACGCCCCTACTACCTACCAAGGGACAAAATCCGGCATTGTGATTGTGCCGGGCTCCGACAAGCGCCCGCTATGGGCCGCTCACGCAACATTCCGTATCGACGTGAGCCGCGATGGCACACTTGAATCGTTCAGCGCACACACGGCCCAAGCTAGTAGCTTCGTCGAAATTCTGAATTCGATTACTGGTCGGTTCGGCCAATCGACGCGCGAGTCGCGCCCGGGCTCGCGCATCCACTCGGCTCAGTGGAACTCGAAGGGGATGCATATCGAGCTGATCTGTTCAGACGACATGGGGTGCAACTCGGTGTTCGTGTCTGCTGCTGTGGTTACGGCAACCGAGCGCGCAGTGTCAGCGCGCAAAGCGATTGAGGCAGCCAGGCCAGCGGCGCCGTGATAATTGGAGAGTCTTTTGCTATTCTGACAGCGTACTATCGACAAATTTGGCGAAGCGAGAAATGGCTATAAACCAGGTCGCCGCCGTAAGCGCCTCATAATTTTCCGGTGAAGTATGAATAGCACATCGCATGCCGACATTGATTATTGGCTCGCCACTCTTGAGCAACTACGCGAAACGCGTACTTGCGACAGCCCGCGCTTTATTAAGCCGTTTCACCTTGCAACGCTTGCGCATATGCTCCGCCGTCAAAACCCGACGACGCTTAACATTGACGACAAGATTGCACCGTACGCGGACACCATGCAGTTATGGGAAGCGTTAGGCATTGCATCGCCCTTCCCGCCCAAAGCTAGACGGCCAAAGGGCCGGTACCATCCCATCGTGTTGCTACGTGATGTCCGGTCGACGGAGGGGCTGTCTAACGCCCTCGCATTGCTATTCAGGTCTGTGTGTGAAAACGAACAGACAATTGATGCAGTGCAAACAATGATGAGAGAGCTTATTGATAACTGCTTTTCGCATTGCGAGGTCACTGACGGGGTCTACGGTCTTATCTGCGCTCAACTCTGGAACGGGGGTCGGCGAGCGCAGATCTGCCTGGCCGATACTGGCATCGGTATTCGCAACTCATTGGAGCAGAATGAGCTGCTGAAAGGTCGCTTAGACGAAGAAAATTGTTGTCAGATGGCAACAGAATTTGGAGTTACAGGCAAGCCAGGCAAGGGACACTCGGGTTACGGTTTACACGTAGCGCGCCGACTCCTTGAGCAGAACAATGGGGTGCTATACGTGAGGTCTGGTCACGAGGCGTTCTGTTTGTCAAAAGGCAAAACGACAAGCATCAAGACAAATTTGCACTGGGATGGTACCTTACTTGTAATTGAATGGAATTTGGACGGCCCAGTAGATATAGGACAAGTTTACCGCGAGATGCCACTACCTGAGGATATGAGCGATGATGATTTCAACTTTTAAAGTCGATATTGGTGACATTGCTCCAGAGCTAACTTCGCGCCCAGTAGGCGCTGGCGCAAGGCGACAATTACTCGCCTTACTCGAAGAGCACGAGAGTATCGACATTGACTTTCACTTCAAGAGCCTGACACCATCTTTTGCGGATGAATGTGTTGGCCAGCTTGCTGCCTTCATTGGAATGAAGGACTTCCGCGAGCGAGTAAAACTGAGCAACCTAAGCGATGCCGCTAAGCCGCTTATGAAGCATGTGATACTTACGCGGTGTAGCGCAGCACGATAACCATGAGCCAGCCCGCCTTGAGCGGGCTTTTTTACGCCCAGGGTGCTGACTTGCTCTTGCGGTAGCGCCGGGCCAGGCGTGGAACGAAGCCTGGCACTGGCGACGACCTCATGGGTAACGCCGGGACTGCGCGCGGCGCAGCTGTAACCGGCCGGACCTGAGCGGCAGCAGGCGCCGGTTTCGTCTCCTCCTGCGCTCTCATCAGGCCATCCAAGCCACGTTGCGCCTTGCTGGCTGTCGAGCCTTTCGCTGTGGCGATCCGCGCTCGCAGATCGTCGAGCATGGCCTCGGTGATTTCGATCGGGCCGTACTTTCTTGGCCAGCCAGGCTGCAGCGGATACGGCACGCCGAACGCCAACGCCTCGATGTGCGTCAGCGCCTTTACTTCGCCCCTGCCCTGCAGGTAGCGCGTCAGCGTGATTTTTTCCGACATTTTCGGACCTTTTTTATCCGCACCCTCTATAGGTACTGTTGAAGTATCAATTCTTGGCTGTTCTGAGAAGGTATTTCTAAGTTACTGGTTCTAAGGGTATCCCAGCAGAGCCGAGGTCCAGAGCGGCACCCTCCCTAAAGGCCAGTCAAAAAGACTCGCTTCCGTGGAGAGCGCCTGCATCCCATGCTTTCGCTTTCGGACACTTTCGCTGTTTCGCAGACTTTCCAGGTGTCTCCACCTGATCCCCCGGCGCGCTCTACGAACTACCACCCACGCGTTGCCCTTCCGGCTTCCTTGGCACTTGGCCCTGGACGTCGGCGGTTTCCCCTCCCTGCTCCAGGCTTGCAACCAGCCGAACTCGACCGGTAAGCGAATTCTACACATATTTTTACCTGAGGGTATATTTTTACTTGCGTTAGTTTTTACCTAGGGGTAAAGTAACTACATCAACGCAGCGAACTCACCAGGAGCCAGCGATGCAGCAGACGACCAAGCCGAGCAATCAGCAAGTGCGTAGTTGGATGCAGCAGAGGCAGGAACAGAACGGGCCACCGCCGAGCCTGGAAGAAATTCGGCGCCAGTTGGGCTGGCACATGGTTGAGGCAGAGCGCGAGGCAAATCGGCCTCGGTAACGAAATCAGGCGGCGCATTGGGCGCAGCGAGACAGGAGATCGGAATGGGAACTCGTGCAGATTTTTACGTAGGCAAAGGCAAGAACGCGGAATGGCTCGGCAGCATCGGCTGGGACGGGTACCCGGACGGGATCACTGAGGCGGTGCGCAGCGCGACTGACGAAGCGTCTTACCGCGCCGCAGTGAGCAGTTTTTTCGCTGCCCGCAACGACGTCACGTTGCCGGAGCATGGCTGGCCCTGGCCCTGGAACGACAGCGGCACCACGGATTACTCGTACTGGCACTTCGACGGCAAGACGATGGCTTCCGGGTTCGGCGGCGGGCTCTTTGCTTGTGACGAAGAAGAGCCGGAGGACGACGATGATCTCGAGGTCGTCGAGATGCCAGATATGAGCGCAAGGAAGAAAGTCGCCGCCGCCGGCAGTGACCGATCCGGCGTAATCGCGGTAGGCGGATAGTCACAGCCCCGCGCCCACCCGCCGGGCGCACAGGAGAAGAACGTTGCAGGACCGCAGGAAAAACACCCCGCGCAAGAAAGCGCGATACCGCTACACCGCCGCTGACTGGTTTGTTGGCATCTGGGTTGCGGCAGGCCTGGCGGTTGCGGCCACCGGCATCTGGAATTTGATTGGGAGCTTTTGAGATGAACGCGATTCCGCAACCCTGGACTGACAGCTACCTGCGCGCTGCGATCCGCCAAGAGGTCGACCTGGCGCGCGCCATGGGCCACGTCGTAGCGGTACCGAACTTAGTAACCGCGGTGACGACCCTACGCCCGACCACGAAGCGCGGCTACAAGTTCATGCCGCCGTCGTATCGCCCTGGCGATGATGGCCTGCCCTTCTGGCGCCGCAGCTGGAATGCGGCCGGCCCGCTGTCGACCGACTTGGGCATCTCGGTTATCCATGACCCGCACGAAGGCACGGTGTCCGCGGGGGCTGGCGGCGGTCGACGCAACATCACCGAGAGCTATGCCGACCACCCAAGCCCGGATGCGGCCACTTGGGCGGCGATCGTCGGCGCGGCGATCCGGCTACTGGAAGCGCAGAACTCGATGTAACCCCTATCGCTCGATATCGAGCCGCCGGCACGGCGCCAGTGCGACACCGAAAACGCAGGAGAACAGCATGGCTTTCCGCATCACCGTGATCGACAGCGCCGGCATCAAGCAGCGCCCGTATATCGCCATCGGCGACCGCAATGCCCTGATGGATGCAGCGTATGACCGAGGCGCCCTGGGCGTCACCGTGCTGGGCGTTCCTGCGGAGCGTGTGCTGTGACCCGCGTAACCGAGCGGGAACTCGCCGCAGCCAAGGTCAAGCTCGCCGGCCTGATGATCCTGGGTGTCGTGGAGGCGATCGTCCTGGTGGCGACGAAGTTCGGCCAATGATCCGCCGGACCGTCGCCGCACTTCTGGGCGCAACCCTGTTCCTGGGCCTGCTGGCAGAAGTCCAGCGCCTGGATGAAATCGCGATTGAGCGTGAAGTGCTGCAGCTCGACGCGCGCCAATAACAACGACAAGGACCAAGAGATGAAACGCCGCCGCTCCTACAACCCATTCCCGACGCCATTCGTATCGCGCCGCCAGCGCTTCGAGGACGCGATCGCCAGCGACAACGCCCGCGCGCGGCGCGACACCGCAGCTGCGAAGGCGCAGGAAGCAGCCACCCAGCCAGCAGCAAACGACGACCAGACGGAGAAAAAGCAAAATGGATAACGCACAGAACCGCCGGGCCGACGACAAGCGCGCACCTGGCCAGCTGCAGTGGGGCGAGTCGGGCTACACCATCCCTGTCGGTTCCGTACTTACCGGCGCCATCGCCGCTGCGCCGATACTTACGCCGGACATTGTGATGCACGGCCTGCGCATCACCAAGGACGGCATCACCTACAACGGCCAGGAGATCAAAGATGCCGGCGTCGTACACGCTGCGCTGATGGGCGTCTTGAGCGGCAAACCTCTGCCGCCGGCCTCCCCGAGTGCTGCAAGTATCGAAGGGCTGACGCGGTACTCTGCTGTGCGCGGCCACGCTCCCACGATGGCGCCGTGCCCGCTCGGGGACTACTACCTCACCGCCGACGTCGAGCGCCTTCTCGCCGCTCAATCAGCGAAGCAAGGCCCCCAGCCCTCGGCATGGATCAGCGTCGATGAGCGCTTGCCGGAACTTGGCCAGAAGGTGATTGCATATCGCCCGACCGCTGCACAGACCAGCGATCCAACAATCAACATTATTCGATATACGGGCCGCGAGCGGGAGTCGTGGCAAGGCGTGAAGCACGGCTTTGACTGCATCTGCCATCCGACGCACTGGATGCCGTTGCCCGCCGCTCCTGGCACCCAGCCCCAGGCAGCGCCCGAGCAGGCCGCCCAGGTGCAGGCCGATGTGCGGGACCAGGCGCTGGCCGAACTGATCGAATGTGCCGAAGCCGCCGTGGTCGATATGCAGGAATGGATGCAGACCTACGGCGAAAACGGCGGCACCACGACAACGGTCAAAAAACTCAATGCCGCCATTCGCGCCATGAAGTCGAAGCGCGCAGCTAGCACCGATGGCGAGGCCCGCGATGAGTAAGCCGACAGACGATCAGATCCTGGCAGCACTTCGCGAAGGCGGCCAGTGCATGACCTACGTGGTCGCTGCTCGCCTATCGATGAAGAAGCACAGCGGCTGCGACACGGCGTTCGTGCTGCGTCGCCTCAAGGCGCTGGAGAAGGCTGGCAAGGCCGAGCGCCGCCCGTCCCCCTACGCCGTGCAAATCTGCTGGCGGGCTGTCGCTGAGAAGCTCCTGACGCGCTGTGCCGCTGGACGGGACGGCGAATGCCATCACCCGGATTGCCCGCAGTTCCATGACAGAGAGCCGGCCACTTCCGGGCGCACTGTCCACTCGACAACAATGCTGGAGACGACGAATGAACCAACCGACTACCGCCAGCATCGATCTGGCACAACTGGACGCACTGGAAATCGAGCGTACGGGCGATTTCACCGTGCGTATCGTCTTCAATCACAAGGAATCGTGCGACCGCTTTCTCGCCCGCCGCTCCCTTACCAGCGGAGCGCCCGCCATGGTTCAAGCTCTGGAAAAGGGTGATGAGCGCGAATCGTCGAAGTGGTTTGAAATCCACCCATCGGAAGTGCCGTTTTACAAAGACGAGGGCTATAGCATCCGCGAACTCTACGCCCGTCCTGTCCATGATGCCGCTGCCCCGAGCACGCTGCAGGCGGCTTACGACGCTCCACTCGACATTCACAAGCACATTGTCAACAGATACAAAGCAGAACTGTTGGCCGGTGCCGCTGCAAAGACCGATCATGCGCGCACCAACCACGATATCGCTGACCGCCTGTCGCTGTGGCTGTCTTCGTCGCTTAACGACCACCTGCGCCAGGACGAATACCGCAAGCACATCCGGGCATGGCTGGACTTCAACGGCAACGGCGAGGCTTTGTCGGCCACCGCAGCAGGTGCAGGAAGCGATCAGGCGAGCTACATGGACACGAAACCATACGAACGGCTATTTGGCGTTACCGTACAGGACGAGCGTGCGCCAATCGATGCCATCCAATTTGCACTGGAATTGGCAGAGCACGAAAACGACGATGCAGCTATATCGTTCCTGACAGCGTGGAACGTCGAAGATATTAGTTACCTGCAAGCCAACTGGCCGGACTTCAAAGACTGCAGAGTGCCTACCAAAAACGCTATCCCACGCGATGCGTGGGCGCGAAAGATCATGTTTGCCGCGTATTCGCGCTGCCTCGGTGATGACCGGCTGTCGCCAGACCAGATCGCGGATGTTTTGCTGTCGGTCCGCGCCGCTCACCCTGGCCGGGATGGCGAGAAGGATGCGCAAGTCGTGACCGACGAAATGATTCATGCCATGAAAATGGTTGATATGGCTGCGGACTATACCGGTCTCGGCGTCAGTGAGGCGCAGCGCTACGCAGCGATCTATCGTGCAGCCATGGCCGCCGCTCAACAGGATGCGAAAGGAGGTGCAGCATGAGCAAACGAATCTATCCACTGCAAATCGAGAATGTCGGCGAAGACATCTACACCCTGATGTCACGCGGACATCATGACCCCGAGGCGTTCATGCGCCAGGTGCGTGCGGATGGCTACGAATGGCCGCTGGGCATGCCAAAGCATATTTGGCTGCGCTGCATCCCGCCGCCGGATGGCTACGTGACTTGGTACGTCGAGGCGACCGAAGGAGCACGCGGTGCGTTCCCTGCTACTCAATGCTGGGAGTCACAAGGCAGCGAGACATACGAGGCGATCATGGCCGCCACGCAACCAAAGGAGCCACCCCATGCCTGACCACCAGACCGGCGGCGGAAAGCGGTGGACGAAGACGGAAGCGCGGCAAGAGGCGCGGCGGTACGCGGCTGCACTGCTGGATACTCAGGATTCGCCGGATTGGACGATTGATGCCGGCCTGCCGCTCGCAATGGAAACCGTGTTCATGGACGAACTGCGCCGGTTGGCTGGCCGCATTCGCAAAACCATCAAGGAGCAAGACAGTGACTAACCACCAGACCAGCCCTGTGGGCGAAGATGCAGCCCTGTTGCCTTGCCCGTTTTGCGGCGGCACCGATACGTACGTCGAGCGCCTGGATTATTCGGCTGCTTATGTGCAGTGCGACAGTAGGATTGATGAGCACTGCGCCTGCTTGGCGCGCGGCCCGGTTGGTGTGCAGGATGACGACGGCGAAGAAATTCCCGGCGCAGCTGCGGCCATCAGGGCGTGGAACGAACAAGCCGCTCGCCGCGCCGCTCCCACCCAGCCAAAAGCACAGGTAGGGAGCATCGATACGCCGGAGTTCTCCGGGCTGCTGGCAGATTTCGGCCACAACTGGACCAATGGCGACGAGGCGCAGAAAGCCAGCCGGGCCGCCATCATCGCCCACATCGACGCCTTGGCAGGTAGCCGCGCTGGCGATGCGGTGCGACTGCTACGGGAATCGCGTGCGGTACTGGAAACGTGGAAGGACATTGTACCGGCCGTCAGCCTGTGCGCGGACATCGACAAGGTACTCGTTGCCGCTCCTGATCCTGGCAAGCAGGCGGAGAATGATCAGGATGCTTCAGCTTGAGCGGCGCTATAGCTCTATGGATATGGTGGCTGATGTGGGTGCCGGAGACGCCGGCAGGGGTAGGAGGGAAAGATGATGGACGGGATGTTTCTAGACGACGAAGAACTGCGCAGCATGACGAAGCGCGTGCAGCGGGCCGCCCAAGTGAAGGTGCTGCGTGGGATGGGGATCGAGCACCGACAGCGCCCTGACGGGACCCTGGCGGTGATGCGCGCGCACGTTGAGAAAGTCTTCGGAGTAGCCCCGGCCGCTACTCGCAAGATCAAGTCGAAAGAGCCTAACTGGGGAGCGCTTGATGCCGCGCGAGCGTAAGCCAGAAAACAAGGGGCTGCCGCTGCGCTGGAGGCATACACACGGCGCCTATTACTACCAGGTGCCGCCTGGCCAGGAGTCCGCCTGGGACGGCAAGAAGCTGTTCCGGCTCGGAGCTACGCTTGCCGACGCCTACACAGCGTGGGCCGAGCGCCTCCGCTATGTGCAGGATGCGAAGACTGTCGCCCAGCTGCTCGATCGATACGCGCTTGAGGTGATCCCAAAGAAGGCCGTCACTACGCAGGCGCAGAACCAAAGCGCAATAAAGAAAATCCGGATCGCGTTCGGCGCGATGGGCCTGGCCGATATCAAGCCAATGCATGTGTACCGGTACGTCGATAAGGCCACAGGGAAAACCGGCGCGAAGCGCGAGGTTGAAGTGCTGTCGCACGCCCTGACCAAGGCTGTCGAATGGGGGTTTATCGATCGGCACCCGTTCAAGGGTGAGACGCGCTTCGAGGGCGAAAAGTCGCGCACGCGCTATGTTGAGGATTGGGAAGTGGTTGAGTGCCTGTCGCTGGCGCCGCGGCGCAAGGCTGGCAGCGTGCTGGCGGCCCAGGCCTATATCAGGATCAAGCTGCTGACCGGCCTACGTCGCGGCGACATGCTGCGCCTGACGATGTCCGACTTGAAGGACGACGGGATGCACGTCGAGCCCCATAAGACCCGCGACTCGACCGGCAAGCGGATGATTATCGAATGGTCCGACGAACTGCGCACCGCGGTCTCGCTGGCGAAGAGCGCGCGACCAATGAAGCTGTCACCCTTCCTGTTCTGCAACCGGGATGGCGAGGGCTATATCGATGAGAAAACTGGCCGCGCCGGCGGGTGGGAATCGCTTTGGCGCAACTTCATCGCCCGAGTGATGGATGAGACGAAGGTCGAGGAGCACTTCACAGAACACGACTTGCGGGCCAAGTGCGCCAGTGATGCCGAGACGCTTGAGCACGCGCGCCAGCTGCTCGCGCATGCGGACGGCAAGATCACGGAGCGGGTCTACCGGCGTCGGCCGGAGGTGGTCAAACCACTGCGCTGA